TGTAGCGCGGCGAAATAATTTGCACTAAATGGCGAACAATTTCGCATTAGTTGCTTGATGCATCAAGGCGGATTTTGCACTATGCTGAATTGATAGAAATAATTTGCAATGAGAATCAGGCAAGCATTTCAGCTTGCCTTCAATATTAAGGTTTTTGTGGCCATTCAATATCTGGCGCAGTTGATACATCGACACGATTTAACAAGACTCGATATTTTTTCCATTCAATTAATTGTCGTTCATCCGTATCATCACCAAGACCAACATCAAGAGCATCTTTCAGATAGTTTATTGTGTTATTCGCTTCATCAATTCTTGATATCTTTTCGTTTTCAGCTTGAGCGACCCAGTGTGCTTTTTGTACTGTTTTATTAAGAACCCACTTTTTACCGTTCCAAACATCAAATTCTGTCTTTGGCTCTAACATTGTCAGTGTAATGGGTAATTCACCGATAAAATCAATATGAATTTGTTGGCGATTTTCTGTTTGATAGGCAATATGACCTCGATAATCAACCTGATATTCCCATTGGTTAGACTCCGCATTAAAAATAACGGCATACCCTTTTTTAGGCTCAATTGGCGGTATTGTTGTGCAATAGGGGATTAATTGTGTATTTTCATCAATGTAACCATCTGATTCACTGATAAATTCGTGCGTGTCACTTGTGTAGTTATATATTTTCAACATCGGCATATTATTATCCTTAACTTACTCGATACCATCCCATCAGCATAATGTAGGCATTGGTTACATTGATGGCTGAACTACTCCCTTTACTTTCGGTCGTTCCTGATACCGTATGGCTATGTGCTCCAATCGCAACTGTGTGTGCGTGGTTTCCCGCAGAATGCATCCCATTAATAGTTCTTGTATTACCATTCCCCCGACCAAAGTTAGAACCGCCAGAACCCGAATCTTCACCATTCACACCATGAGTATGAGCTCCTGTCGTATTTGTTGACTTTGTTCCATAATCGAAACTGCTTGTTGTCGCGGAGAAGCTGTGATTGTGTGCAGGTAGTTGGGCTTCGGTTAATTGAATTGAATCAGCCCCCCCTGTTGTTAATACATTAGAGCCATTTGAATTCGCCAAACGGATCGTTTTATTTTCACCGAGATACTGCCATTTTGTATTAGGGAACAAGGTATTCGGATTTTTATTTTGAGCAAACCAAGCAACAATACCGATAGGATAAATGGCATCCAAATTGACCGAGCGACTATCTACCTCTGCTTTTGTGTATGCCCCCACGTCTCCTGCAGTCAATGTGATATCTGCACTTAATGGCTTATTGTTCACTCGACGCGTATTGGGTACGCGACCATTAGCGTTATTATTGGCGTTATTTGCCGCCGTATTGACCGCTTCAAACTTTGAATTAACTGTCGCGTTCGTTGCATAGTTAGCTAATTCCGCTTTGGTCGCCAATTTCCCCGTTTCAGTAGTGAATAAATTCAGACTAGGCACTTTGTCGTTATCGTTGCCTTTAACACCTGAAATGTTAGCCTTGTCGATTTTCTTATTAAGACCATTATCAACATAAGCGGTCGAAGCATAATTACCACTGGAGACTATCTGGCTAATCGCATCTGCAAGCTGATTATTTTTTTTCGGGTCTGGCGTCATACCCGCTTTAGCAAGTACGTTTTTGATTTCAGCCTGTACGTCACGCGTAGCTGCCTGCACGTTGTTAAGCCATAATGCAGTGACGATTGTGCCTAGCTGTCCGGTAGTGGGATCTCCATCATGAAAGATACTGTCTTGCGTATTAATTGGGGGCATTAAGTCCTGCATATCAAGACTCCTGATAAGTAAAATAACAGAATGTATGAGCCGGCTTTAGGTCATTAAATACAGATTCAATGACGGAATCAGCCCAAAAAGAAAGACGTTCACCGGCAGTCGAATGACCCGCCCTGAATCGATAATGTTGCGATTTCGCGCCAAAAATATTGACACGCCAAACCCATAAAATATCAGGGTGAGCTAATCGATCACCGGCGCGGTTTACGCCTGCTTGAAAAGGTTGAGGCTCATCAATCGTGATGTCATAGCCCAGTTGTTTTGCGAGTTGAATAAAATACGAGATAGATAAACCGCCAGTTTCAGCCAATTTAATTAAAACCCGTTCAAGACGTTGTTGATAGCTTAACGTGGCTTCAGGCGTTACATCCAAGACCCGTTCCCAATCGGGCAGCAAGTTATTAGAGAAAAAAGGCGTAATGCCATTTCTGACGAGGTTAGCGCTATCTTGAATGAGCGTAAAACGGTTTGCTTCGGCTTGCAGTTCTGCATCTAAATGTGGCGCGTCTAACGCGTAGCTTACGGGCGGTAAAAGTTGTTTGAGGAGTGATTTCATGTTGACAACCTCACCACAATATTGCCTGGTCGCAACCACTCAAGATTTTTATCATTGACGAGTGCAATCACATTACTTTCAGGCATGATGACACGGCGGTCAATAATGCCGGGGATTAACGAAATGGCTGTTTCTATTTCACTGCGAATTAAACGTTGACCAGGCGCAATACGCCCCATAACAGCCTGAATCTCCGTCTCAATTTGGCTTTTCGCGACGCCTAGACTAATACCTTGAAGGGTAACTTCAACCTCAAAATCCACTCGGCGCTCTGTTGGAGCGAGCACATAAGAATGCTTTGCGGTAACAGGGCGAACATCATCAATGTGAGCTTGTACGGCTTCAATAATATCACGAGAAGGCAGTCCATCTGCGGAAGTGATCGCCACATCCACAGTCCCTAATCCACGGCGCAATGGGTAAACAAAGGCATTCGTGACGCCTGGAACTTCTAACGCCCAGCGGCGGTAATCATATTTATTGCCCCCTGCAGGAGGGCGACGAATGATATCAAGCAATCGAGCAAGTAAGCTAGCATCCGTCTCAATATCTGTCCCACCGGAAAGCTGATTGATGGCAACTAACGAGTTGATCCCCATAGGTGCATTGACCAATTCTGCCGTGGTCGGTTTGGATAAGTTACTGCTTGTTCCGGGTTGGTTAGCTTGAATAGGCACAGAGACTTTACCATCAGCAAGTAATGTCACCTCAGACGTGGTAAAGCAGGTCGTATTTTCCCCCCGTAATTGGCTTCCCGCTGGCAATACGGCATCTTTTGTGCCGGTAATAACCGCAATACCTTTCGCGGTGGTTGCAGGTTTACGAATTAAGCTACGTGTACGAGCATGTAGCTCTAAATAGTCACTGTCTGCGGTATCGGGGAAAATTTGGCGCACAATCCAGCTTTGATGCTGATAAATCCCTAATGCAACACTGGCAACGGAGGACGCACGCACAAAGTAATCACTATCCGTGCCAATATCCGCATCCGGTAGCTGATTTTTCAAATCATTTAAGAGTGTGTCGCGGATTTGGTCGAAGGTTGGCGTAATAAACATCAGGCAATCCTCACATGGTGCTTGAACGTTTGGGGTTGGTTGCCTGCATCGATGATCTCAATCCACAATACCGCCCGTTTTAAGCCATCGCGATGCACCGTAACGCTAATTGATAAAGCGCGACCATCATCCAATAACGGCTGCAGGGCTTGCTCTGCATATTGACGCGCCAATAAATAGACGCGTGAAACATCTTTTTCGCGAGTTAATTCATGCAATCGAGAGCCGAGCAACGGGTCAGCCCAATAACTGCCGAGCGGCGTCATTAGACGTAAATACACGGCATTTGAGAGGTTGTTGGTTTGAGTTCCGGTGTAGTCACCGGTTGATGTATCGAGTGCTCTGTCCATGCTGCGCAGTATCGCAGCATGGATAAAGTATGAGTGTTTGGAAAGATTCAGCGCTTTATGCGAGAGGGGTTAAGCTTTTGAAGAGCCCGTATCCGCACCATTATGACCATTAGGGTGCTTATGGCGTCGCAGTGAAATATCACCGGATTGAATATCACCGTCGGTTGTATAGTTACCCGAGGTCTGCGTGATATTACCCTCAAAATTTGCCCCTTGACCACCTTTAATTGCCATCCCACCATTGCCTGTGATTTGTTGCATGGCGGTGAGCTGCTCACGGGTAGTGAGCATAGGCGTATTAAAATCCGCTTTATCCTCGGCATTCACCTCATAGTGTTTGCAGTTAACCCGGTAAACATCGCATTCAACATCAATGATACGCCCCCGCTTTAAGACAATTTTAGCGTCTTCATCGGTATACAAAGCGACTTCGCCAGTTTTCAATCCCGTCAGGCGATAAGCACCGTGCTCAGTGGCAATCACGATACCATGAGAGGAACGCCCGCCCAGCGGCAAAACGATGGCTTCCGTGCCGGGTAAGGGGTGCGAGGTAAAGCCATAATGCTGAAAAATCTCTTGTCCCTGCAGTGACTCCCCCGATAAACCTTCACCTTGCATCGTTTGAACTTTTCCTTCACTATTGGCGGCATTTAACTGCGCCCTAAATGCCATTCGAATGCTGTTTAAAGCTTGATTAATGCGCTGATTAATTTGGCTCCACATCATTACCTCTCCTTATTGAGTCTTCTGTGCAGGAAGATCAACCGGCTTAATCTGGTCTTTTCCTTTCTTTTGACTGCTTTTTTTCCCCTTTTTCTGTTTTGGAAAGGCATCCGGTATCCAAACAGCATCTTCTTTGAAGCGTAACTGAGTGGTCGCACCACCGGGACGCCCCCCAATGAACGTGCGTCCCATTAAAAAGAAAATATCATCAATGCCATGTAATTCACTTTGGATGCGCACACGTTGTCCAGGTGTCCATGGTTTACCGTCTGGCGTTCGGTGGCCATAGACCTCAGCAACAATATCTAACCCCGATAGGCGAGCATCTGCCATGGCTTTTTTGGCACGATATTGAAGCTGTTCTTGATTATCAACATCACCCGAAGTCAGAATTTGCGGACGATAGTACGGCACAGTTGGGTCAGACACTTTAATTTTCATATTGTGTTGACCTGATGCGCTGGATATCGCCGCAGGTTCGTCATCATCTTCTATGGTATTAAATGCCACTGCATATGCTTTTGGTGATGAGCTATTAGGGACAGCCACATCAACAGGTTTAGTGGGTAGTTTTTTATTGCTGGTCGATGTGGCATGACTTTGCCCGAGGATCATCAACTCAGAAAAACATCCTTGAATACTGCGGCTATCGGAAAGTGAAATTAAATTATTGCCTTGCCCATCGCGTCGCATAATAAGATTCGCCACGGGTGGCTGATTATAATCAGGGCCACCTATTACCAATGTCCCATCGGGATCAAACCACGGATGCAAACCACGTCCCGCAGCCGCTTTCATCAATGAATCCCACGCACGTTCACCAGGCTCAATATGTACGCGGTCATTACGCGTTATGCCATCTGCTTGTATACGAATTTTTTTTACCCCTAGCGGGCGCACAATGCTGGCAATCACTTCATCCAAACTGAGTTGACGGGCGCTGAATATTGGGGCGGCACAATCAACCAAAATCGCAGAATCATCACGACCAGAAAGGCTCAACGTGACACCTCGACGGGAGACATCACGCACAACCGTATCCACTCGCCCCGATAAAATCACATCATCATTCATTTTGACTTTTATCGCAGCCCCACGAACGGCATCAACCGGAAAGAGGCCATCGGGTAAGCCTAATGAAAGTTGCCAGGCATCGGCTGCTTTTAGAAAATCACTGTCAATACGGTAGGTTTGCCAATCACTGTGAGCCTGCCCCCCCATTAACAACGTGATTTTATCTTGAGAAGGTGCGTTATCTTGCGTAGGCATTGATGAACTCTCCTGCTTGCAAGTGATTCGGGTTGCGTGTACGCAGATTTAAGCGTTGCAATTCACTGGCTCGGCGGTAGTCGCCATACCATTCATGGGCTAATAAATGAAAATTGGTCTCCGTGGTCACGCGCCTACGGGTTAACGGTGGACGCTTCTCAATAATCTGTAAGCCTAATATTTGCACACCGAATGCGACGGATTTTAACAACGTGACCACCCCTTGCCACAATAAGCCTACGGGTTCTTCATCTGAGCTAATGGATTGTGTCCGCGGCTCATAATCCTGCCTTAGCGTATTTATCGCCTGTAAAGTGAGCTCTCTCACCGTATTGACCATCAACTCAATGTCATCTAATGACAGTTGTTCAGGTTGGACGGGGTCAGATAGTACTTGTACAGTGATTGCGGCAATTTCAGAGACAGCAAGCACCTGATACAACGCGATTAAATCTTGTACATCAGACAATTGCGCATTACCCGGCATGGGTACCGAAGCGGCAAGTTCATCTTGGACTAATAAGGCGGGGAGATTGACTAATTGCTTCACCACCGCAACACTATCACCCCACGCGGAGAGTAAGGTTGTGGCATTGACACCGTTTTCGATATTGACGGATGTCGAAGCGCTCGATAAATAGCCGCTTTGTGGTGTCGTCGAGGTCATGACAGGCGAGGTGTCGCTTTTATAGGCACTGCTCTGATGCGTGCTCATCACACCTGGGAATTTTAAGTTCAATAAATCACCCACCGCACTGGTACGAACATCTAAAACAGCTTGTAAGTCATTGATAAACGCTCTTGGATACATAAGGTAGTTAATGCCATCACTGATAGCTCGATTTGTATCACCCCGCATGATAATTAACGTGTTCATCATGCCTGAAAGTGCCGCTCTTCCTTTAGCAAGGTAGCGCAACCCCTTGTTCACTGGTGCCATGACTTGCTCAAATAAATCACTCATGCGCTCTGAGAGCTGGTTTATCTTGTCAAAGATATCATCACCAAGCTGCTCGGGGTGCGCTTCTGCCAGTTTGGTGCCTGTCGTACCTTCGAGAAATACCAACTCTAACGTGCAGCTATCGATGTTATCGGCTTCATGACCGATACTGTACTCAATACACTGTACGTGAGGGATAGAGCCAAAAACAGGATGAATGAGTTCACCTTTGCCGGGCTCATCGAGCACCGCAATCAGGTTATCCATATCCCGCTTGTAGTTATCCCCCCAGAGTACGGCACTGATACGAAAATGTCGGGGTTTACGCCCTAAATCCATCACATCGCCACCATCCACAAACGGATATTCATGTGTGGCAACGTCACGTGAGATGCTTTCTTTGGTGTTATACACATCAAAACGCGCTCCACGAAACGAGGCGTTTTGTAAATCAGTTTGCCAACTCATGGGAACATGCCCCCCGTCGTGCGACTTGCATCTTGGCCATTGATACGGTTGACCGACTCAGCCACTTGCTGGCCGTCGAGTTCAACCACACTGCGAACTTCAATAACGGGTTGCGGTGCCGAATTTTTAAGGGCTTGTATTAAATCCAATAAAGGTTGAAGCACACCGGATTTTTCAAGGACATCATAGGTGATCACATCTTTTTCGATGGCTCGCTCATTGTTAAGAAAAGGCGATGTAGACTCACCCGTTAAATAGGGGCTAACACTGACCGGTTTATCTCCTAATCGCTGGTCGCGTTTTTGCAACCAAATATCAAGACCTATAGGCAAATAAGGATATTTTGAACCTTCCAATCCTTCATCTTTAAACTTTTGTAATCGGTCATCACTTAATTTTTTTAGATTTTCTTTAGCAATATCACTATTTTCAATGTCAATAATTGTCGATGCATACGCCCCGAACTTAGCTAATAAGCCTTTATCCTGCTCATTAAATCCACTCTCCTGCCAATTCGTGACGTGAACAGGAATCCCACCGGTTCCTGCACCTCCGATAGGGTTGAACATGCCCGGCTTAGGTGCGCCTTTACCACCTAGAATGCTGCCTAATCCAGACCCACCACCAAATAGAAACTTCAATGCAGCAAAGGCAACAGCCGCTTGAGCCATGGCTTCAATGGCCGTTTTCGCCCCCATCACCGTATTGGTGAGCATCGGAAACTCATTGCTGAAATCAATAAACTTATCGGCTAAGACGCCGAGTGCATCGGATACAGGCTCCACCGACTTCATTTGAGCAAAATCACTTTGCTCTTTCGCTTGCTGTAACTTGAAATCATTCTCATGGGCGATGACCGCATAAGACACATAACCTTCACCTTTGCCTTTAGGTAAATAGAGCTGTTTTCGGCTTTCGGTTTCCACCTCGTTAATATACCCGCGATATTCTCGAGCCGCTAAAAGCCCCATGAGTGCTTGCTGGTCTGCAATTAATTGACCAATCGAGGAGGATTCTAGAATACGACGTTGTGACTCCAATAATTTTTGGTATTCCGGTGAGCTTTTATCTGTTTGGGTGAGCTTTTCTTCTAATTTTCTGAATTCTGGGTTTTGTCGCGCAATCACATCGGTCAGTCCAACCAATGCCGCAATGGCGTCAATCCCTTTTGCTTGCGCTTGTGTTAACGTACCAGCCATATCAATGCCGTAGCCATCCACTTTGATGGATTTTGCTTTGTTCGCTAACTCTTGGCTTGAGACTTGATTTAATAAGTTAACAAAATTATTCCCGGCCACATCCGCCGTGGGGGCGTTTTTCATCATCCCTTGGCTATAAGCAAGGAGTTTGACGATATCCTCTGAACCACTGTACCCCACAGATTTTGCTTTCGACAAAATGGCCGGCAGCCAGCGTGCCATATCTGAAAACTCAAACGAGCCCGCTTGACCAGAACGAATCGCCGCATCGATGACTTTCATCATGTCATCTGCGGACGTGATGCCATATTCCTTAAGGGATTCTGTCACCTTAGCGAGTTCCTCTCCGCCAACGCCGGTTGCGGTCATGTATTGTTGTAACAACGGCATCAGGGTTTTAATGTCGTCAAAATTAAACACATCATTGGCTAACATCGCCCCTAGCAAATTGGCCGCTTCATCTTTCGTTCCACCGCCCTGAGCAATGGCGTTTTGGATCAGACTGTCGAGCTCTTTTTTTCCGTCAATACGCCCATTGAGGTCTCGCTCTTTAAACGCGGTGCTACTCATCTGCGCTAAACGTCGACTGTAACTCATTTGTTTTTTCACGGGCTCTGCATAAGCCATGCCTCCGGCAACCATCGCACCGCCAATCTGCGCTAAACTTCCGCCAATATCCGATAAGCGGGCTAACTTACTCATGCCTTGCATCTCGGTTTTCAGTTGGCTGACACGCTGGCGCATACGCGCATAAGCGCGGGATTGTTCATCAACGGACAAGGTGCCACTGCGTGCTAATCGATTATAGGCGGCGATAGTTTGTTGAATTTCACGCTGAATGGCACGCTCTGCACGAATACCAAGGGTTTCTCTGGCACGGTTTTGGCGTTTGATTTCTTCACCCAGAGCACGATTTTGACGTATTGCTTCCTCTGAGGTTGTGTGTTGACGCTTTCCCAGTTTCTCTTCGGCTTTTTCCGCATCTTGGCTTACTTTGGTGCTCTCCCGCATCGCTTTGGTGATTAGCTTTGACGCATCATCACGCGCGGAAATGATCATCGAGAGTTTAAATTCTTTCGCCATGATTAACCTCGTTTAGATTTCGGCTTGCGTTGGCGTTGGGATTTCACGCGTGTGAGGTGTGTCGAAGCGGTCGACTGACTGCCATGCAGGCGCTTTAACGCATTGAGATAGCCGTCCAAAGCGGGACGGCTCATTGATAGGCACTGCGCTTCGGTAAATCCGTATTGACCGAGGGCTAAGACGACGGTGCGGAAGCTGTCACGTCTTTGTTCGCGTCGCGCCGCTTTTTTTTTGCGTGTTTAATGGCCTCATCAATCACGTCATAATCTAGACTGGTGAGGTTATCCAGCAGGAAATCGGTCGTGATATCGTCTTGTGGAATATCCCCCAACTGCGTCAGGGCGCGTTTGGTTAATGCCATGCGATAGTAAAGGTCAGCGCCTTTACTATCGGCAGAGCCGCACACTTCCTCTGTCTCATCGAGGGCGTCATACACATCACGCATCACGGGGATTTTGACCGAAAATTCAAGGTGGCGTTTACCACCATGGTCGATACCATCAACTAACATCAGGGGTTTTTGCTCTGCCATTATTCCACCACCTTACGTAACGCATTCAATTTGAGGTCTCGCTGGGCTTCATTATCGACGGAGTATTTTTCGCCGACCTCCGTCACAAAGCAGTCAAGATATGAAATGCGCTTACCGCCCGTTCCACTAATCGGGTATTGGGTCAATTTCGCCCCCACGATGGCCGCCCAATCGAGATCTCCGTTTAACGGGATCACCACTGAAATGGATAACTCAATCGTTTCCATCCCTTGCATGTATCCTTTCGCGCGTCCCGTTTTATTCATGGTTTTGACCAGTTTACGCCCCGTAGATTGCTGAACATCCATGCTCGTCACTTCCACTTCGCGCCCGTCAATTTCTAACACAATCGCACCGGCATATTCTTCTAACATCATCGTTCTCCTTAGACGAACAGATCAATGCGACCTGCAAACACATGTAAGCCATTGACAACATCGGCTGGGATAGCCGCGTTGAGGCGGTTAGGGTCTTTACCGTCACGTTCAACCAACAATAGCCTCTTGTTGTCTTCCACGTTTTCGAGGATTTCCTCCTCTTCAAGTTTAATCAGCACATCCAGCAATTCTGAGCGCACTTTTTCTCGGGTTCGCTCATTGAGTTTTTCACGCGGGAAACGCTGAGAAATACGCTCTCGGCAGGCTTTACGGGTATAATCCAAGGTACGGATCGTGGTTAAGTCCAACAGTGCGGTGTCTTCCACACCTTCCGCATTGCGAGTATATGTGGTGACTGCACGTACAATTTGTACACGGTTGCCGGCACCCACCTCAAGTGGGGTTAAACCGTTGTGTAAGGCGTTCTCTTGCTCATTACGTCCCGCACGCTTAGTGACGGGGGCAATATCTAACCCTTTCAGTTCAAGGGTGTTGAGTGGGCGCGCAGGGTCTTCTTCCGAAGCAATCACAGCACCATACGCCGCACTGATTTGACACGGTAATTTCACCGAGCCGGGATACCAGGCGATTGATGTCCGACCATCATTAATATCACTAGCTAAGGTGGTGCCAGTGCTCAATGTGTCAGTCCATCCTGCCACACCAATTGCGCCACGTTGCTCTAATGCCCCACTGACTTTTTCAAGGTGGGTACGCAGTTTTAAGAGCGAATCCTTATCGCTAAACGGCTGCGCAATGATGTTATGACCCGCAGCAAAAACGGCATCCAAAGCGGGCTGAATATCCGCATTATTTTCACCGCCTTGCATGGCCGTCACGGTTGCTGTCACACCTTGTGCCGTGGTGGTCACATCCAGTACGATTGTGTTTCCCCACGCGCCAGATTGTCGCGCCGTAATTGTCACCGTACCGTTGTCTTCACCGGTCAGCGCAGCCACCACCGGCAAATGGGTATTCACATTAACCAGTTCGACAACCGCTTGATTCAGGATGGATACGGTATCTGCGGTTTCAACAGGGATATCAAGACGCTCACCACACACGAACAGTGAGAGCGTGCCACCGCGCATGGCGGGGGCGGTGATCGTCAAGGTGGCACTGGCTTTTTTACCCGCGGCCGCTTCTTCAATCCCCATGACCTGCAATTGTAAATACGGATTGGCTTCAATCGCGGCTTTCGCCATGATGTGCGCTAACGAACCCGCACCAAAGGCAACCGCGGCAGCCGCATCATCATAGATATCGATTGGGGTTAAGGGGGACGCTTGGGCAGACGATAACATCAACCCAATGATTAAGAGTGTTTGTGGGTTGCCTGGCAGAGTACGCGTTGCCATGCGGGTATTAAATTCAAAATATTTCCCAGGTTTGCGAATGCTGCTTGGGATGGTATCAAAGGTGACTGTCATGATTATTGTCCTTTGTGTTTGGCTTTTTTGTTCACCAAGACCAAATCCCCCTGCGTCAACAGGCGGCGATAATAGGCGCTGTCAGGCACAGAGACCACGTTTGTCTCCGTGATGTAGCGGCGGTATTGGTGTTCATATGACACATGCAAGCCGGGAGCGGCTTTCACAAAAAGCATCTTCATGGTGAGGGTTTCCTTGTGGACACAAAATCTGCTGGCGCATCAACACGACCAACCCCGGGAGGGTCATAGTGCAATCCAACATGCAATAAATCGGCATCCTGCGGTTGAACTTGCCCGTGATAACGATTAAAAAGGTGATCTGCATTTTCAGGGTTCGGGGTTAATTCTGGCCAGTCACCATTTTTCAGTACCGCTTCATGCCAACGTGTCTCAAACTCACACGCAAAAATAGATAACGCTTGCGCATTGACCTGCGTGTTATACAGCGTTCTGACAATACCCGGCATGAAGGGGTCAATGGGGAGCCCTAAATCCTGGCCTGTTAACAAACGACGAACCCCGTGTATCTGCTGATAGGTGCCCACTTCATTGAGGTTAATGCCCCCCATACGACCGGCGGCATCACTGCGAGCGTTATAATCACCGACCATCACCACAAACTTCCCCGTGACAATCACTTGTTGGCGGCTTGTACTGGTGTATTTGCTGTTCGTGATCCCCCCGAATGTCACCCAGGCGGCGGGAAACGCCCGGACAATATGACCGATATCAACATCGAGTTCGCCGCGGTAGCTGGCAACTTCACGTAACATCTGTCCCATACCGTGGGTCAGACGTTGGATAATGCCGTTTTCAATTTGTGTAATCAAAATGCACCTCCACCGGTTGAATCACGACCGAACTGACGTTTGCTACTCCCAAATTTCATTTGCGAGGATGACGAGATCACGTGTCCCTTGTCCGAGCGACCTAAGCTAATTTTGCCTTCTGCCACTCTCTCTAAAAAACGGATCGCATCGTCATAACGCGCTTGAATTTCCTGCTTAGTCATTTTATACGTGGTGGCCAGGTGATAACGGGCGATGTCACAGCATCGTCCCGTTAATATCCGTGCGCCGTCCGCGAACGGGAGCGAGTAACGCCCCACAAGATAACCGTCGATTTCGGCACTGGCACGTTGCAAGGCATACGCCATGATCTCAATATCAATGTGTCCCGTGAGGTTTTCATCGGTGAGGCTGATGCATTCTCGTTCTCCAAAGGCTTTCACCATGTCATCTTGTGTGGCGTACATGACGTGCTCCGTTACTTGCCTTTGGTTTTGCTGGATTTTTCCACTGCATTTTGTTCAGCGGACGCGTCTTTACTCGGTTCCGAGGCTTTCAGCTTCGCGAGTTCCTCAAGTAGGTCAGCATTGTCTTGGGTGAGCTGCATGACATTGTCGTACAGTTCCGTGTTCGATTTCGTGAGGTGTTCAACCTCCGCTTGTAAACGCGTCACTTCCGCTTTCAATGCTGCAATCTGCTTGTCTGCGCCAGCATCACTTGATTTTTGCGCCATGTCGTGATTCCCAACTGAAACCACAAGCATCGGCTCCGCTTGCAGCGTAGCAAGCTGCTCTTTTGTGAAGTGGTCATCTGAGTACTCAGTCGCGGTATCGCTGTGCGCAATTCCACAGCGACGAAACCCATTAACCTTAGCGGTAATGATAATTGGCATTATGCGTCACTCCCTGTCGAACCATAGGCTAACTGCCAGAAACCATAGCCACCTGCGGCACGCGCTTCGGCACCGAACTTGAATTTCTTACGCATAAAGACACCATCACTGTTCATGTCGGTTTGCTCAACCAGCACAGGTGCTTTGCGCTCTTGATAAATAATTGGCAGTACAGCTTGAGTGGTATCCAGCAAGAACCACGCAGTATCTGAGGTGATACGTGCTGAGACGACCACTTCCGCCGTACCTTTGTAGATGTTCACTTTGCCATCTTCTAAACGGTCAGCCGTCATGAGGGCATTGGCGACATCTTCCAGTGCCGGTGGAACCAGTAAAATATTCGGGTTCACATCCAGCGGGCGACCTTCGTCATCTTTCATGTTGCGCAGGGCAGTACGTGCAGCACCATAAGACGCCATGGCTGCATCCAGTGTTGCAATGGACAGCTTTTTGCTGCCTTTATTGGAGACCGAGTTTTGACCCACAGGATGGTCAGTATCAAAGAAGTATTGACCGTCATAGCAAGGGCGCTCAAAGCCAAGGTTCAACACCTCAAAGACAATTTCATCAGGCAACATGCCCGCAGAACGCCCCGCACCTTTCGCCTGAATAGCGTATTGTCCCGTGTTGTCATCTTCGATGTCGTTACGGTCAACCTCAATCGTGGCCTCCCAATCATCGTTTTCGATGGTGTATTTATGAGCAGATAGCGACTTGACGGCTTTTTCACCGACCCAGCGCTTCATCGCAGGGAAATTGGATAACCAGTTGTACTGCTCGGATTTTCCGGTTGACGGCACCTTCATGGCAATCTTTTGCCAGGTGTTTGGGGCTTCTTTTAACGCGTTATTAAATGTCATATTAATACCGACAAATAACGCATTCAGGTTTGCTTTATTTACAATCATGGTATTTTCCTAATTAACCCATCATGACCCAGACACCGGCATCGGTGACTTCCAACACACGCCCCGCGGGTGTAGCACTGGAATCATCGGCAGCACACACCGTCACGGAGTCTTTCACGTCGCACAATTTGCCTACATGGGCTTGCGTGACAGGCTTAGCCGTATCGTTGTCTAAGAAAAACACTTTTTGGCGGCGCACCATCACGCTGATATCGCCTTGTTCGCCATCGCGGTTATCCGCAAAATCATCCGAGACGCCTAACACGGTTAAACCGGGTGCGCCTGGGACAGCAAACCCGTCAGCATTAGCGCACACAATATGCCCGCCGTAGATACGCGTAGCCTCAGCGCAACGTACCGCAAAGCGTTCACCGTCACGGTGAGGGGTATTTCGGTCTTGGGTCATGGTTTATTCTCCCAACTGTTTTTTAAAGGTTTCAGGATCGAGCCCAAATTGATGGCAAAGAGCTAACTGATCTTCCGTCAACTCGGTAATCCCCGCTGCACGGTGTTCAATCCCCGCAGGGGCTTTACCGCCCGTTTGCAACGTAGAGAGCGCTGCAATAGGCGTCGATTTCGCGAGAAAGGTTTTGAGGGCATCCGGATCTTTACGCCCTAAATCCTCTGCCCAATCCTGCATGACGTGATTTAAGCGCCCATCGCTAAGGGCGGCTTGAATGAGCCCGTTCACTTCCTGCTGTTGTCCCGCATTCACGGCTTGATTGAGCTTGTCTTGAAGCTCAAGGTAGCCGGCGATGGGCACATGTTTGGCCGGGTCATACGCTTTGCTGGACAGATCAGCAATCAACGTCTCGTTACCTTTGAGTAAATCGACCAAGCTTTGATTGGCTGCCACGGTTGTGCCTTGCCCCTTGGAAATCAGGTCAATGGCTTTTTGCAGCTCTATTTTGATGTCTTCGGTGGTTGCCGTAGCCGGCAAATTCAGCATCCAACGCAGATTACTGAGTAGCTCTTTAATGAGTTCTTCATCCACAGGGGGATCCTCTTCGGTGGGTTGAGAAAGCGCAGCAAACTGAGAAGCGGCGGCGAGCATCACTTCATCCATACCATCTACTGCGGGTGTGTTAGTCAGCGCGGCATGAAACAACACCGTCACATGACCGTTTTTGTCATAGTTAAAAACCGGGGAAATAAAACGGTACGCTTTGGCGGTAATGGCAGCCGCTGCCGCGTCCGTCCATTCCACATTGATGGCATACAACCCATCGCCTTCACGCCACTCCAACGCCTTAAACCACCCCGCGGCTGGGGCGGGCTGTCCATTGGTCGCGGTACGCAATGTCTGATGCTCGTAATCAATCACATACGGTGTCTGACGCGCCGCGACTTGTGCAATTAGCCTTTCTGCGATTTCACGCGTCATGAGCCAGTGGTCACATTCAAACGGGCGACCATCGACAGCGCGGAATTCACCCGCGGGAAAAAGCTGGATTTCGTTCAAGGTTGGGCTGAGGATTTCAGCCGTACAAATAGCTAGGTATTTTTTCATGTTGGCAGCATAACCACGACCAACTATAGGGGGTGTGTGAGACCGTTCAGCACTCAAGCTAAATGTCAAAAAGGTGAGTGCGAGGAGGAAGGGGTTTCTGCGTGCTACGATAACGCATTTAAACCCCGTTTAAAAACGTTTTAAAGCCCCCAAACCAAGCAAACCCATTCTCATTGCAAAAAATCGCGCATAATGCCTTACAGGCGATATTTGGCATCATTCAATCAATTGGGTGAGATAGTCTTCCACCCTCAAGGTCATTCGGTAGAGATCCCCTTCATCCAATTGCAAGAAAGGACGGGCGGGAATGGTGATATGATACGCAGGCAATGTATGATACTGACTAAAGTTACTGCGGGACTTTTTCACAAAACGATTGCCAACGGTGCCATCTTTACGCTGCCGATAGTAGGCTTGTTGGCTGCGAGCGGGAATATGGATCTCCCCACCTTCTTGGTGAATTCGGGCATACTTCACATTCGTGCCGACAACCGCACTGTCATTGTCACTGTACAGTCCAATACTACTGGCTAATCGCCCGCTGTCTTGTAGAATGCGACCGCCGGCACGGCGGCGAGCATAGGCGGGACTCCAACCTAACCACGCGGGGCGACCTTCTTGAGCGAAGTTTTCCTCTACCGCATCCGCCATCATCCCCGCCAATTTACGCATTAACGGGGCGCGACTTTCGATACCCTCGACCAACTTTTTAAGTGCGGCTTCGTATTCTCGCGTATCAATTTTGACGGAGATCATATTGACCTCAAAAGTCGTTTTGCATGGTAATGCTTTGCAGCATATGGTCTTTCACGGCAACCACCCACCAATACCGCCCATGTTGTGTGGCATAATATTGGATGCCGTCATCGCTTAGGCGTGTTTTTTGGGGTGACTCAATAATCTGTTGCACAAACAGGTAATCGGAAAGTTCAATATCGTGCTGAGCCAAATCTTTCATCGTTGGCGCATCCACATAGACGGCATCCGCCGTCTTTCCTGTTGCACTTGGGCGCGCTGCGACGGGATAACGTTGTGCGGGGTTAGGCGTTGGGGATTGTACCGCCTCTTGATAGCCTAATCGGAAATCTGCACCGGTGAGTGATCCAGTGATGTATTGGCTCGCGGCTGTCGGGTGATATTTCCCTAATTCAGGCTGATAACTCACAAGCCCAGGGTTAAATCCAAAACCCGGGTCAGGCGTGTACACTTGACCATCTTTCGGGTTTTTAAACCCGATCACCGTCCTCGTTTTACCGGGTACGCCATACGTTTGCTCAACCTCAACCAAACGCCCCTCGGACGATTGCACCAGCAAACCTAAGCGCTCAATATCCTCAGCACTGCGCGTACGCACACGGCAACGACAACGATAACCATCAGGCGGGTAAAGAATTTGCCAAATCGGATCGTCATAACGCGCAATAAACCCATTGAGTGCTGCATGAGAAGGACGAATACGGTTATCCATAACGCCTACGCGCTCCCAATAGGGGCGCTCATCCACCATGGTCATTTGCTGCTGATAACGTCCTGCCATGTACGACGATTGCAGATTGGTTTGAAAGATAGTGTCTAATCGACGTGGCATTAGGCGCTTACCGTGCAGCTCTCCCGTGTCCATATCGGCCACGAAGCCTTTACCGAGCCAACCTTTTTGCTCCAGTGTTGGGATTAAACGGCGCTCAAAAGCCGTATAGGTCTCACCGTTTTCAAGCACGTCTGCTAAGGCTTGACGAATATCGTGTAAGATATCCAATTTGAGCACACCCGCCACGGTAAACGCTTTAGCATGGGCTTGAGCTTCAATATCATCGTGATGATAACCCAGCACATAGCCTTTACTTTCAAAATAGCTAATCGCCTCCGCGGGCGGTAGGCTCATGGCATAGCGCAAATCGACGGCGTGTTTAACGGTCGGCATGGAGTCGTCCCCAGACATCCGCCACAAAAATCGCCTGACTCAATAACGTTTGTAACGTACTGTCATCCAAAAGCGGGTAACTTTGCGCGACAAGATCCATGGCCTCATCCACGCTTTGCCCTTGCTTGAGCGCAGCCACCATCGGCATTAAGAGTTGGCTCATGGCATCACTGATACTGTCCGATTGGGGACGCGCGTTATCGAGCGTGATTTGTGCCGGGTCGATTCCGTCGGCTTCAACCACTTGACTGAGTACCCCTAAACCCTGACGAGCATGTCCGTAACTTAATGGGGTTGGCAATAGCGGCACCGTTTGACGTGGGCGTAATACGGGCTCATCCTTTTGCGCCTGTGGAATAGCGGCTTTCTTATGTACCCATGATAAGGGGATCGTATCTATCCCGGCACCATTGACCAGCTTATCAATCGCATCCGCAAATTGTGGTAAATCGACCGCTTCACGGGTATCAAACACAAAGCGCGGCAGGCGGCGCGGGTTCACCTCTTGATAACCATTGAGCGCTAAGAGCATTTGAATAAGCTGGCGAAACATCCCCTCGAGTTGACGCGCATCGGCGGTTTTTAAATCGTGACGCACTTCGTTATGCACATTACCGAGGGCATGAGTGGCGCTTTTCCCATCCGCCTGTGACGTCAATGTGCCACCCAAAATCACTTTGGATTGCGTGCGCTCAGCCCAAGCGATCATTTCCATGAAGGGCTCAGAGCCCCCGCCGGCGGCACTTTCAAAGGTGATCTCAGTGCCTTGCTGTACTGTGGCGACCGCATCGTGCCCCAAATTCACCAAAGCCTCCAAGAGCTTGTCCCTGTCTTCATCCGAGGTGCCCGCAGGGTATTTGGCAATCCGTGCTGGTAAGCCATAAATCTCTAAAAACTCCGCAAAATCACGCAAGGAAAAGTTTTTAAAGAGATACGGCCACACAAGCACACGGAAAAGCCCACTGGTTGCAATAAACCCGCTGCGTGCATTATGGCGATGCACCAGCCACCCGAATGACCATAATTCAGAGCCGTGCATTTCATCCGTGTTCAGACGAATGGCATCCCCCTGTTCAGGCAGAGTGCGAAACCAATAGTGCGGGCGTAAATGTAGGGCTTTTGGCAACCATGTACTATCTAATCGCTCCCACTCTAACTCTTGGCAACTGAATCCATGACCGACAGCCTCCATCCCATTGAGGATGATATCTTCAATTTCGGGCATAGCATCAAACCAGGCTTGCACGTTCGCCGTCATCTCCAGTTCAGCTTTGCTCGCGTTCTTCGGTGGTTCAATCGACCAATCCAGCGTCAATAAGGCATTCTTGCGCTTTTCCATTTCGGCAAAGATATGACCGTCACGCTCGACCATGTCACTGAATAGGCAGGACTGCGCGCTTAAATCACCGCGTTCTGCCGCCTGTAAGATGCGTGGAAGTTTGCGGATAGTCAGACCACGCGAAGGATGATCGGGATAAAGGCGACTCATACGCCCAATCTTCACAGTTTGCGGGGATTTTAAAACTTCACGTTGTATTGGGTTACCGTGGATATCAACAATTTTCGACATAATCTATTCCTACCAAGCCCCTGAACCAAAGCGCCGACCCTCGGGTCTGCGGGGGCGTGAGTGAATTTCAGTGTTACCCGAACGAGAGACCGCCAAAGACCAAAGCATGTGCAACGCATCAGGGCCATCATCATGATCGGCTTTGGGATAGTGACGTAATTGGTCAATCAGAGTATGTTGTGTTGGATGTAATCGAATCAGCCCATTGGCCATATGAGGTTGCAAGGACTCAATACGCAAGGCTTTATCACTGTTTGGAATGACCGGAATAGCCGGAACAGGTACGCCTAACATCGCCGAACGTTTCACCAGCTCGGTGCGCAAGAACTCTTGGAATGCAATCGATTCAAACGCCCACACCAAACAACCATATTCACGTTGATAGTCAATGACATCCGAGATAATCCGGTCAGGCAAACGACGTTTAATATCGGCTTCGACCACATCCAATCCCCCCGTCATCCGGTTAAATCCCCCCACCAAGAGCGCGGAAGGGTCACGGGTTTTATTCAGCTTACCCAAGCTTGGGTCACAGGCACCGTAAAACACCCAATCAGCGAGGTGGTTAGACCAAAACGTGATGCAACCTGCAAAGATGGCATCCTCACCACTGACAGGGTCATTTTGGTATTCGGAGTCAAAGGTATCATGACCATCACGGGCGCGAATTTTCATAAGCGCTAACAGGGGACGTGCCGCCCATGACACAATCGAGCCTTCCAACATCGCAGGCTCATTTTCATGGTAGAAGCGCTCAGCTTCCTCAATGTGTTTATTGTGGATCAAGGTTTCCCATTCATCCCACAATTTCATATTGGCAGGCATTTGGAGAATGGCTTTAAACCGCGCTGTTCGCCACATCGCATTATTGAGGGTACGAGAGAGCACTGAGTCGTAATGCAAGATGGTTCCGATGTAAACGATGTCGGTTTTTCCCCCGGCCTCACCGAGTGGCATGACGGTCTTTTTTAACCAATTGTGCAGCTTGTCACGCTGCTCTGGGTTACGCACCATCTCATCGTTTTCAATATCATCGAGTACCACTAAATCAGGACGGTATGGACCATGTCGCAAACCCCGCAGTTTTTTACCGCTACCGGCAACCGTGACTTTAATGTTATTGCGCGTGACAATCGTCCCCATTTGCCAAGTACGCCCTTGACCACAAATATCGGGATAATCATTTTTCAGTCGCGGGTTAAATTCCAGTTCAGCTTTAATCGCCTCTAACATGGGATAAGCTTGGTCGATACTGTCCATAATGATGACCGGATACTTCTTTAGCTCACGGATAATGCACCAGAGTGTAAAAAGTTGACTTACCAGCGTGGATTTCGCCTCACCACGCGGAGCGGCAATGGCATCACTTTGCGCGTCTTGACTCGCCACAATGGCGGGTAATCGACGAAAGAGATAATCATGTAACTGACTGCGAGCGGGATGGCGCACATAGTGCGGGAAGTAGGTTTCCACAAAGAAGCTGTAGCCATTCTCGACGTCGGCAACTTGTGCTCGTCTTGCCTCAGCCGCTTTGGGGTTTGCCTCAAAGCCCAAACATTCTGCCTCAATGGTTTGGCGCAGTTCAGTAATGTAGTCTTGGAGTGAGGCTTTAAACGCTTTTAACGAAACCTTTTTCGCCATTACGCTTGTTCCAATTGAATCAAATCATCAAATAAAACAATAAAAAGCGCGATCAGGCCAATCCCATCGGCGTAAGACGATTTTAACTGCGCCGTAATAACTCTGGCTTCTTTTTCAGCGGATTGAAATTGTGCTTTTACATCCTCATTCGCTTCTTCAGCTAAAAAAACACAGACAAAATATTGATAATTTTTAAACAGTTGAACTGATCTGTTATCCATAGGCTCGCTCCAATTCGTTGGCAAAGGCTTCTAAAATCTCCACAAACACCACGTTATGCTGTGGGTACTTGTCACTGATAAACTGCCCGAACCGTTGGATCACATCGATGGCGGTGGCTAACTTATCGGTTTCAGGCAATATCTTTTTACTGGCGGATGTGGCTTTGTTAAAGGCATCTGCAAGGCTTGCTAGCAACTCAACACGCTTATCCGCCGGAATGTCAGGGTTAGTATTGATTTGCTCAGTCACCGCTTGACACTGCACAACGAGGCTCATCAATACCGCACGACCTGCATCTTCAACGCCGCCACCGGCTAACATGTGCGCGGCACGCATTTTGTCCCAGTCATCATTTTTATCTTGGGCTTCTTTCTTCCAGCGTCGGGCGGTGACAAACGCTACGCCTATCTGACTGGCAGCCACCTCAAGGGATAACTGATTAAAAATATAGGCTCTGCGTAACTTCTCGCGCGTCTCTTGCGGATAGGCCATCACTACAACCCCATTTTGGCACGGACTAAAATCACGGCAGTACTGACCAACCCTGCGGTAATACTGCCCGATATCGCCCCCGCGACATAACCACGCTTAATCGCGCCACGAGTCGCTTCTTCACGGATGAGTTCGATTTGTTCATCCATGCATACCTTTTGCTGTTTGATTTGCGTTTCAATGCGGTTTAATTGGCCGTTAATCGCCATTAAAACGTTCTGTTTACGGCCTTTTGTCGTGCGTTTTTTCATCATCAATTCCTTGTGGATAGTGGCGTGATAGCCTCGTGAGTATCGAGATAACGGCAAACCATGCCGTCTAAGTACGTTAAACGCTGATGTTGATGTTGAACTTGGTCACAGGTACTCGCGGCGCGTAGATAAACCCCCACACCGAGAAACACCAGCAGATAGAGCATAATGGCAGCAACAACAATCAGCGGACGGTAACGACTCATGGCGTCACCTCTCGGCGGCATTCCTGTACCACGTCAGAGACGTACGCTTGTAAGTAGTCAAGTTTGGCTTGGTCTAATTGAATTCCGGCTCGGATATCTTCAAGAAGGAGTCCAGCTTCGACAGAGAATCGGATTTCGGCGCCATCGCCCACGGTGCGGGTGCCGGAACGGTGGCTTGCGGTGAGCTCACAGGTTGCAAGGTCGGCACGGGCGAACTGCAACCGGCGACGACCAGCGGCAAGCTCATCACGTAAAGCTTGAGACGCGTTTTGAGCATCGTTTAACTCCTTGGTGTAATGTTCATCTAACTGTTGTTTTTCACGTTGGGCTTGCGCCATACGCGTAATGGCTTGTTGGGTGGTCGTGTGGGCTTCATCAGAAACGGCTTTTAAATCGGCCTGATATTGGGATTGATTGGCTTGAATAATGCCGTTGTAGTGATAACGCGCCAAGATAGCCCCCGTCAGTGCGCCTATCGTGAATAACAAACACGCCCCAATCAGCAAGGCGATTTTAAACGAACGAGTGAGTGTGCTCTCTAGTTGGGACGCCATACCTTACTCCAATGCAAGGACACCGGCGTCACACGAGCCTGAAAAAGCAATTAAACCGTGATAGACAACGGTATCGCCCTCATAAATTTCAGCACGTTGAAGGGTGTAAGCTGGTTGATTATCCTCACGTGCAAACTCGGCTAACTGTTGGATTTGGGCTTGAGTTAAACAGATTTTTTCAGACATTAAGACCTCAGTTTCAAGTGAATAACATTAGGGATTTTTCAGCTCCCAACACAATAATTCCGCTTCTTGGTGACGGCGGATCACTTGCCCATAGCACCCATTAGGTTGACCTTGGGTTTTTCGACAATCTTTTCCCCCATCAAATACCCAACGGGGGATTTCCTGACAGGCACCCTCGATGTCTCCCGCCTGTAGCTTGCGGTAGAACGTCGATGAAAAACATTTACTGACGCCAATGTTGTAAGGGCAAAAAGAGGCAATACCCGCGATTTGAGGTGGCGTGAGTGACACGGGTACATGGGCTTTTACCCAGGCAATGGCTTTATCCCGCTCGATAGCATTTAAGTGGTCACATTGTGACTCTGTGAGCTTTTCACGGGGCTTTACGGGGCGTCCATCAATCCGGGTCACACCTCGGCATACCGTCCAAATGCCGCCGGCATCTTGATACGCGGTCGTGAAATGACCTTCTTTTTCTTTGATAAACTGGTCAAATAGCTGGCTTTCACTGGCACCGCCCATAATTAAGACCACCATTGCTGCAGAGAGGTAACGGGCTTTTGTATTCATGCTATAAGTCCTTGGGTAGCTTTGAGGAGACCGACACCATTTTATTGACCGTCTCGTCGGGCTTATCGGTATGCGACAAGTACATCTCCATCAATCGTGTTCGTTTGGCTTGGTGGTAAGCATTAACCACAAAGGTGGCAACACCTAGCAAGATACTGGCCACAACGCCCACAAGAGCCACCCACTCATAGAGAGATAACCCACTAAAAAACAAGCCCAATCCTGCCAACCAATAGGACAACGGTGTACTGAGTTGAGCTATTTTTTCATCCATGCCTCCGTCCTTTTCCAGGATAGCAATCGGGCTCATGACAACCTCCTCATGCAGACATCATTACCGCCATCACACAGTAGGAAATGAACAAAAACCCAATCAGAAATACGTGAATTGGAGTATAAGGGGATAAGAATATTGGAGTGATAGAGAGGGTTCAGCGGTCGATATTTCAGGGGGAGAGCCCGCAAGAGGCGGGCTTTGATGGTATTAATTTTTGAGAAGTTTGGCTAGGGGCAATTCAGGTTTACCACACAGCTTAGCCGCTTGATTCGCTCGCTCTGAAAATGCAGTATATTCATCTAACATCGCATAGTTTGTCATCGTTCACCTTACTTATTGAAATAAATCATGTTGTGACGGTAAAGCACTTGTCCGCTCTTCATGTTTTGAGAGCAGCATCCAGCCAATTCGGTCACTAAATCCGTATTTAGGACACAGTAGCGCCATCGCTTGGCGGCGAGAGCTCCCTTGCTCAGTCAACTTCAACAGCTCTTTGATAAAACGCTGATTGCGGAGCTGGCGAAAGGCATCTTCACAACGGGGGATATAAAAGGCCATTTTACCGATATAGTGTAAGAGTTTTTGACACTCATCTTCACTCAACACCTCTCTGAACAAGCGATGAACCCCGCCAGTTCGCTCAGCGGCTTCACCACTAATGCCTGATACTGTCACGCCACCAAAGCGACTAATCAGGCGAGATGTCGCACTGTAGCCCATGACATCAATCAGTTGTTTTGCTGAGTCTGGCAATAGGTTTTCAAGTCGTTCAAGTTTGACGTCATCGATAGTCGGTTGCATATTTCCCCCATAAATGAAAACACCCTCCAAAAGGAGGGTATTCAGTATTTCACTTTTCTTGGGATTTCGCGCGTTGAAGGGGTTCAGTGGTTATAGAAAACTAACTATATATCTATCTTTATTTTCGCTGTACCACATAATTTTGAAATTATGAATTTCATTATCTAATGTAACTCTACAATATCTAATAGCATTTGATACATTAGAGTCATATTGCTGTGGGTTATTAATCAAAGTTCCTGCTGGGAGTTTATTACTTAACACCTCCATGACTTCATCAGAATTACATTTCGGTAAACGACCGACTGTAGAATTATAATAAAAGCTAAATATTAAAAAGCTAAGAATCACAAATATCACTACAGCCATTCGTTTTTTTTGAGTGGAACCATAACCTAATTTTGATGCATCTATATTGTCCATAATAAGTTAACTCTTAAAATAAGGTCGATTGTTTAATAATTTGTCGCGAAGACCGCTTATTGCGTGACAATAAATCCCAAGCATAACGATCGCTAAAACCAAATTTAGGGCACAATTTTACAATGGCTTTAACACTAGATAAACCTTCGTTTAAAAGTCTATTATATTCACTGATAAATCGTTGATTTCGCCATTCACGCATTGCGGCAGATGCGTTGGGGATATAAATGTCACTGCCGCAAAAATGTGTTTGAAGTCTAGCCGCATTATGTTCACCAATCACATGCGATAACCGCGTAAATCGCTCTGTCTCAGTACTTTTTGTGAAGACAAACGTGGTGCCGCCAAAAACGTCTATCAGCTTTAAGGTCTCCGGGTATCCAATCAGCTCAGCAATATGGCGTAATGAATCAGGGAGTAAATGCTCAACGGCTTTGAGATCCATTTTTTGCTCTCCGTTTTGCATCAATGATTAACGCTTTCATTAAGTTAGATAACTCATCAAACGTTAACCATTCAATTTTTTCACGCTTAAACATGTGTTTCCCCATTGCTTCTGCGTACTCCCAAGGTCTTCCTGCATCCGCAAGTAAGGCTTCAATCTTTTTGAGCATGGTCTCCCGAGTTAGCGGAACGCGGGGTCTTCGTCCGTATTTTTTAGCGGTTTTTCTGGGGTATCCCTGTTCGTGAAAATAGTCACGAACAAGCTCTAACTCCTTTAAGGAAAGTGTTGTTGAAGAACGCTTTCCCGTTAAACGCCCTAAGATACTGCGGTAGGTCTCATCATCAATCTGCAAATAGTGTTGCGCCGCTTTAATGACACCCACCAGTTTTTTAGCATTAGGCGATAGCATTTAATTATCCTCCTCAATATTTGCGTGACCCGTCACGGTAGTGAGATTGAGTTTGCGTGCATCGCGAGTTAACCAACAATTGGATTGTCCCATGAATACCCCCTCACAATGGTTTGGCATTTGTGCTTTGCAATGCTCGCATGTCCCTAATTTGGCTTGTTGACGTTTTAATCGCTCTAAATGGCACAATAACAACAGAGAGATGAATTCATTACGGTCATAAGGGGGACGCCCGGGATTACACTGAACACAAAGATAATTTAACGCTTCATACTCTTTATCACTCAGTGCAATCTCTATGCGGTGCCAGCCATCTTTACGTTGACGTGCTCTTTGGCGGCGCTTACGTGCCGCTGCCTGTGTCCGGGATTTTAAGTTAGTCATAAAAAGCTCCCTGTATTGTGATTAACGCCATTTCCAAAGGCGATATTTATCCGTAATGGGATAGATAACTTTTTCAAGAAAAACCCTTGCCATAGCATTAGAAAAAAGATGAAAAGCAAGAGCGAATAACACGCCCAAAGAAAGCCCAAATCCCAAGGCCATCCCCATAGAGACATAACCCCACATTAAGACGAAAAATTCAGACATGATTTTCTACCTTTGGATGAAAGCCAATCTTTGCCGGCTGGTAGCCGCACCATTCACACCGTGAGAAAGCCGAGCTTTTTTACCGGCTTGATATCCATCAAAAGCGGCTTGACTTGACTGTTTATGCTGATGGCTATCTCGAATGGAAACATCAGAGAAACGATAGTTTTCTTTTAAGCCTTGTAGATAAACCGCCATCTGGTTATCTTCCTCTTCTGTCGTCGCAAATGCCGTAATCGTGTTTGATACGCCTTGAACCCATGCTTCACACCATGTATCCGCGAGGTCAATTCTCTTCCTGGGTTTGGTGTTTTTATGAAGGCTGTTTCGATAGACTTGACGCCCTTTAGCTAATTGTCGTGAAAGAACATCAAAAGCATAACTCGCGATTTGGGGGCGTTCTTCCACGCCATAAAACACCACGGTGCGACGGGGCTTAACACCTCGCCAACAGAAGTAATAACGGACACCAAAAGCTCGAGAAATCGTATGCAATAAATAAATCATATACCGTGGTGGTTTTACCGCATTCGACGGCGCTTTCTGTGCCTCACTCTCCGTCACGCCACTTAACGCGATATCCGATTCACTCACCCCCAACTCTTGCATCATCTTTTGAGCCATACGTAATGCGGTTGCGGCTTCTTCTGCACTGCTATTGTGACGCGCTTTATTGAGTAACTTTTTGATTTTCTGTAAATAACGCTCTCTGTTATTCATGATTGAGCACCTCACGATAAGTGGCACACGTTGAGGAGCAACCACGGCTCATCCCTCCATGATGACTATCACACAGATTTGATGCCGTAACAGGATGACGTAGGCGTCGGGCAAACGCTTTACAGCTACGAATTTCATCTTTCAGCATGGATGTAACTACCCCCGTACTCGCACAATCACGCTCATGCAGTAAGTTGAGCGCGTCTTGTAAGGCATTAACTAATTTATCCACGCCTTGAGCTTGTAATTCTCGAACGTATTCATTTGAGAGTTGCACATCCTCATCACTCAATGACCTAAAAATCGGTTCACAAAATTCATCCGTGCGGTTTCTTGAGATATCAATTTGCGGTGTCAATGGGGTAAATGGCTTGACGTAACAAATAGGATGAGCAGTCACAATAAATTTTTGATTTATCATGTTGCTATCTGATGTATTACGCATTTAATTATCCTCCTTGACATTAAGTGACTTGCAAATATCGGTTGCTGCAGCCGTGATAACGGCTAGTTGCTTTTGGCTTATTTTCAATTCAGGGACTTGCTGAACTAATTCATTAAAAATGGCCGTCACAATTTTAATTTGTTGAATTTTAACTTTAGGCATAAATACCTCGTTATTTGGATTTAGGCGTAAGCCAGCCCCGGCGGGTTTACGCCATTAATTAAAAAGTTAAATTTTTTAGTGAGTTACATTAATTAGCAATTTAATGTGTCAATATCGATGTAATAAGGATGAATATCAATTTCAACAATGGTTCTTTCTCCTTCATCTTTAGCGCGACCTAATGTTCTAACAGTAGGACCTCCCCGCAGAAATCGGCTGCGCTGATAAATGAAAGTATGACCAACAAGATACTTATCATTAAACTGCTTGGCGGTTAACTTGGACACGATGACCTCCAGACGATTTAAGACAGAAATCAGCACGACCTTCCGCCCATTTGCGATTGACTTCTTTTCGTGCAAATCGAATCGCATCAAGCCAATTCCTATGTGCCTCAATAAATAACCCTTTGCGCTCTGCGATGGATGCCGTTGTCGCATAATGAATAAATGACATATCAAACTCCTGCAATATCAAGAGAAATAGACTTATACTGGTCACTGTCACCCACACGCTCATAGATACGAACGTACTGACGGCTACCTACGACTTGAATAGCTTCACCGATGGCTTCCATGGCACTCATCCAGCGCTCATCTTTAATATCTAAGCGGCGTAGAGAAAGAACAGCCCCCGTATTGATATTACCTTCTTTATCGACGGCAAAAGCTTGGTCAATAATGGAGTGGATTTCCGGTTTAGCGCCTTGCACCCAATCCTTCAAGCATTCATCAATCAACGCTTTAGCCGCTTGTAAGCGCTCATCAAACGCAATACGGTCTTGTATTGCTCGTTGAATTTTGTAACGACCATCGAATGAATGCAGCGTAATATTGCCTTTTTTACCGCCCACATTCACACCGAACTGTTCTGCTGATAGGGCGATGAACGCCTCAATATCACCGAACGCGGCAATTTTAAATTGGCGTAATAACTCACTGATGTGTTGAGCTTGAGTGACTAATTCACCAACCAATGCATCACGCTGTATATCAATGGGTTTAATTAAATCAACTGGGGTTAAAATGCCTTTTGCATCACGCCAGTAGTTCTCGATAACTTCATGTTGTGTAAATTGTTTTGGATTAGTGTGCATATTTTGCCTCCTTTGGTTCTAATTTCATTTTATAAAGCGCTAAACCAATTTCATGGATTAACGATTGAGTAAATGCCATTTCATCTAATGTCGTATCGGGTTCTCCCTTATGTCTGGTGATTTCCACATCAACGCGTCCTTCTTTATTTTCCTTAACCACCAAGGTGATTTTTGCCGCCATACGAGCCTCCTAATGCAGTGATTCAGTCCAATAAACGCGGCACCCATCAGTATCAAAGACGCCTTGTTTACCTTTGTGACGATTAAAGTAGAGGTAAGATGCCTTACCTGCTTGAATGAGCGCATCACAATAGCCGTGACGAGCGATATGAATGCAAGGTTTACCATGACGGGTAATGACACTTAATATGGTAACGCCTTGCTGTTCTAAGTGCTGTACTACTGAGCCTGCACGTAGCAAGTCAGAGACAATGGATTGGTTTTCAGTTGTAATCGTAATATCCATGTTGAACTCCATTATTTCTGTACTAATTGAAGTTTTTCTATCTCTTCACGAGCATCAATCAATAAACTAATTAACTCATCAAGATTTTCGCGGTGAAATAAAACGCCTTTACTTGATATTTCTCTATCAAACACCAATTCAGCAATCATCAGTTCGAGTCTATCGATAATGGTATTACGCATGTCGCCACCTAATTAATCAGCATTTCTGAGAACTCATGAACCATCTGAACATCAATAGGTTGCCCGCTAATTTGGCTACCATTGGATATCCCGCGTAAGAACTTAAACAAACGACGCGCATTACCTTTACAGGCTTTATAAAGAGCGTTTAATACTTCTGGTTCGGACGCTTCCGGTAACATAGTGGTGATCATGTTGGTGATATCATCTTCGGGTAGTGATTCCCCCATGCGTAAAGCAAAGCCCACACGGCTATACAACTGCTTATATTCACCGCGCTTACCTTTTAGGTTAAGAATCAGGCGAGGCATACCCACCAAAACAATGCCAACCCCTGATTTATCATGGATACGACGCAAGGTTTCTAATGCGCGGTAAGGTAAGTTTTCTGCCTCATCGACCAAGATAATGCGCCCCGAATCACGCAGATTTTGTATAATGGATTCGCTCAATTCGTGCATGTTGCCACGTTTACTTAAACCCAATTTGTTGCACAGTTCTTCCAAAACAACACGAGCTGTATAACCTGGGTCAGCCTCAATCAGCACTGCATCTAAATGTTCTTTGGCGTATTGGCGTACAATCATTGTTTTGCCCATACCTGCATCACCATAGATAACGTTAATATCACTATCCATGTGCGCCATACGGATGACATCACGCCCTTTACGTGCCATTAACGTGTCAACATAGACAGGCTTAATACGACGCGATTTATCACGTTCTTGTTCGCGTAAAATGAATTGGCGGACTTTTTCTTCAACCGCGTTAACATCACCGTTGTACTTATTTTGTAAAAACTGGTTAATCACTGCAGTGCTGACACCTATACCACGTGCCGCTTGAGCTTGTGACCAGCCTTTATTATTCATCATCATGATAAGTTCATTAACGATAGACATCGTAAACCTCCGTTATTGATTACCCGCCTTGGCTGATAAATAGTCATATTCAGATTGTAAAAAAGTCATGGGTTTTCTTGGTGTCTTGATAGGTTCATCCGCAGGAATAAAGCTACCAAAATCAGGTGTAGGCTTCGCATCGATTAATGGACACGCTTCTGCTTCAATCTCACGACGTTTATCTTCAACACGAGCCAGGCGACGCTTACGACGGTCATCAATCGCCTTAGCCATGTGCGTAGTAGGTACGGCAGCGACTTTGTTGCCATTCCATATTGCAGTGCAAACATAGGTGCCATCCAATTTACGAATAATGACTTCTTTCGCATCGTGAATGTCATAAGCAACACGCACATCCTCACCATCAACGAGGATCAAGTCTTCAGCAAAATACTCGTTGTTATTAAATTCAACCCAGCCACGTTGCGCCTTTCTAACAACTTCCGGCATGAACATTTCACGTAACTCAATCTCGGTGAGATATTCGATTTCATCACCTTCTGCCGCTAAGACTTCTTGACGATACGCCGCAGGCGTCAAGTGACGACCATTGCGCTTAGGTAGCTCACTGTGCTCATGCTCATAGTTATAACGCTGTACTTCGACCTCAATCGCATCAAGTAACTGTTGCCAACTTGGAAGCTTAGCCAAAGCGCCTTTTTGCACGGGATTAAGCTCTTTATTGTTCTCAATCGCTTTTACCGCAGACTCAATACGACGACTGGTAATGCGTACATGCTCTCTATCTGCGCCTAATCCATTGTAAGTTTGAAACTGCTGAGCTACTCGACGGGGAATGACCGCATTAAGACGCTCAATAATCCCACGCGCTTGCGGATTACCCGGGATACCCGTCATGTGCTTAATACCTAGACGCGGAAAAATACCCGTAATATCCGCATCTAACGTTTTGTTTTTCTCACCGCCACCATTATCCGAATAGGTGAACAATGGCTTGCCGTGGAGTTTCATGCCATAACGATAGGCAGATGCAACTGCAATCACGTTCTCTGATAAGTCCAAACTCCAACCCACCAGAAAGCGCGTGCGACCATCTAACACTAGCGTTAACTCAGGGGTAAATGGGCGCCCGTGAATAGGATGAGCCACTTTTAAGTTCATGGATTTACCATCCGATATCCAACAACCATTTACTGGCATCTGTGACCAGTCACGCTTTTGGTAAGTTTCTAATGCTCGAGCTGCCGAACCTGTCACGCGTCCTCGTGCTCGTTCTCGTTTTGGTAACTTATCCATGATGCGGCGAACGGCATAATAAGAGGGCATAACATCCAACATTGTCGGCTGGTCAGCATAGAGCTCTTGCCACTCTTCAGTGAATGTGCGGTATGCAGCCATCAAAGATGGACCATTCACATTACGGTGATGCGATAAAAACATTGGCAGCCATGAAACCTGCTCAGGGCGAGTCTCTTTATGGTGGCCGGGTGCCAGTAACGCCAATCGCTCATCACCATTATTGGTGCTCTGATACAACGTGACCCATTCCTGTAAAGAGCGGATGCTCACACCGCGGCGGGTTGTCCCTTTGCGTGCATTCGCATTATCAGCAGCTTGCTGTAATGTCATAGGTAAAACACCTTTACGGGACTGCTCTGAGATACGCGTCACCGCTCCAATGCGTGTATCGCCTGCATAAATCAAAGAAAGCACTTCTAATGCTAATGTCGCTCTCGCATCAGCAATACCTTTTTGATCTGCGGTTAACGATGACACTTCACGCTCTAACAATGCAGGGCACTGACGCATTAAAGCTAATTCATCAACGGGTTTAACGCTGGTATTTGATACCGTTTTTTCGAGCGCGTTATCCGTTTTTTTCTGCTCTAACACAGCATTGAAATGACGTTGTTTAACAACCTCCTGAGCCGCCTCTGGTAAACAGTCAATGTGATATTCGAAAGCCTTTGTACCGACTCTACGGCGACGAAAGTTTTCATTTTTACCAGAATACTTATCAAGGCGACTACGGATATTTTGCAACCGCGTCGGAAAGTCTGGTAACCCAACGCATTCTTTAGCAGTAAGCCAAATAGACATAGTTCACCCAAATTAAGCTGTTTTCAGATTAGAGATGTGAGGCGTTATGTCATAACGACTCGGCCAAATAACACAAGGCTCAACACCAATTACCTGCGCAATAATTTCTTCTACTTTTGGATAAGAGCGATAGAAAACATTGCGCATAGTTCCTGGCTTTAAACCATTAGATATTTCGAGTGAGGATAAGTCAGCACCACGTTGTTCTAACGCGGTATAAATTGCCTTACTCGACCAGTCATGACCTTCGCGCACAAATAAATGTGTCAAATCTTGCCTAGAAAGCTGCATTATGTGATCCTCTTGTGTTTATCGCTTTCGATAATCAAACTTTATAATCGAAATAGATTATCGCTAGCGTTTAATTTATTCGAAGCAAAATTCGAATGCAACAATAATTTTGGGTTTTTTCGAAAAATAATTCGATTTGACAGGTTTTATAGAAAATAAATTACTAATCATGAGGTTATATGGAAAAGTCCAACAATAGTCCGAAAGCACAAAAACAGATTATTCCAATGGAGGGATTAATCCGTTTTCCTGATAGGTTGAACTTAGTTATGGAAGGCATGACAAATGTTGAATTAGCCAGTAAAACAGGATTAACAGAAGCGACGATTAGAAACTACAGGAAAGGGAAAAGCTATCCTACGTTAGATAAACTTAAAGAACTGGCGGAAGCATGTAATTGTCCATTAGATTGGTTAGCTACAGGTTCATTAAACCAAAATGAAATTCGCAAAAACGAAATTGATTTCGAATCTGAGTTTAAAGATATCTTTGCATGGCTTTCTAGTGAAGAGAAAATAATGTTAATCAGTTTTATACGTAGGGAAGGAATCAACAGTCTCTTAAGATTAACAAAATCAAATTTAAGTACAGTAACTCATAATTCAATCGATGAGCAGATTGATAATCTGCCTATACGTCCTTTATTGAAGAAAGCCATAAAAATAGGTTTAGCTAATAACGGGGAGTATGACAAAGAGATTTTACACGTTCTTGAAGAAATCGAGTCAAAGAACCAAAGGCCTGATTTAGCCCAAAGATAAAAAGGGATGATTAGAAATTGGTTTAATTGTCCCTTAAATGCAGTTTAAACACCTCTAAAATATGATCATTAATATGCAAAATAGAATGCAAAAAATAACAAATTAAATCAATTTGTATTCTTTAGTGCAGAATCAATAAGTATCTCGCCAAGTCAGTAATATCAAGGCGTTCAGCTTAACTCTATTCCTTTTTAAATAGTGCAATATTGATCACCTCCCCACAAAATGAACCTTATTGAATACAGAGTTTGAAAAAAGAATGACTGCGAGGAAATTTGACTGCGGCTGACTATCAATACCAAAAGCAAGGATTATCGGTTATTTAATCGTCTCAAAGTTACGGTTGTCGACAATTTTAGGGACTTCCCGGTTGAGAATGTTAAGCAGTAATACCGAACGCGCTTCCCCATTCGGTTCACTGTAAATGGCTCGTACACCTTGATAAACACCATCATAGATGACGACTTCATCCCCTTTTTGCGGGAGTTGTTCACTCACCTCTTTCATGAAGTTCGGCACCATCAATGACGCAATAATTTCATCGGGAACCAATACCGGTAATTTGCCAAAGCGCACAAAGTAATTTACCCCCCGCGTTGAGTTAATGGTTGAGAAGTGAATAAATTCATAATCGAACTTCACAAATAAATAGTTTGGAAATAAGGGCTCCATCACTTTCCGTTTGCGGTTTCTCACCATTTTCTCCGCCTCATAACGCGGAGAAAAACAGTTCACACCTTGACGTTCAAGGTGTTCAATCGCCCGTAAATCTTGCCCTGTTTTGCAATACAACAAATACCATTTTGCCATGATGTTAATGCCCCTGGTGTTCTGCATTCAAAACTTGCACAACCCAAATACTCAAGGTGCTGTAAACGGGTAAAAAGAGCACCGTATCCCAACTGACGTTGACACAAACAAACAGCAATGCAGGTAGAATGGTCAATAACGTTATCGACAACACCGGCATAGACAGATTGAGTTTTAAGAATTGGATTGGCTTTTTCATCAATACGACCTGAATGCGAAAGGTGGATGAAAAGGTCAGAACGGCCTGACCCTCACAATTTATTGTGGTGATGCACCTGTAGGCACGGCATCGCCCAGTGAAATTCGTTCAAGCGCCTGTTTAGAAACGGAAATGCCATTATTGACGGACTCTTTGAGCGTGGGGGACTCTGAATGACCTTTTTTCGCTTTATTCATCTCTTCAATGAACTTCAGTTGAAAGCCTTCTTGGAAAACGACCGTCACTTCAACCCCTGCGCCAATCGGTATCACAGGGTGATATTGTTCAGCCCGTTTAATTAAATACTCTGACACCATTTTGCCTGACTGCTGCACCCCGCCCCCGACACCGCCCCGCGCCACATCACCAAACGAGGTCGTGTTACTGGCCCCCATCCCGACAGAAGTGGAACCCACTTGAGAAATCCCAGAACCCAGTGCATCAATAAACCCGCCGGCAAACGCATACCCAACCAATTGACCATTGCGAATGACGGGTTCGCCTTTAATCCCATTTTTCCCCATAAAGGACACATGCCCTTTAAACGGCATATCGACGGTATGCCCTAACAACTTGCACGATAATCGGTCGGTACGAACTAATCCTCGCTCACTGGAAATATCCCCATACACCCCCGCTGTCACCGCACAACCACTCAGGTCATATTCTTCATCATTCGGCATGATGAGTTTTCCAATCAGACGAAATTGCATCGGAGAAGGGTTACTGTTTCCCGTGACCGACGCATTTGCATCGACCCCTTCAATGACACTCGCTTTGGCAAAACTGCCTGACGGAATATAAGGCAGCGGCGGCAGTTCCACGCGAACGTTGTCTTCCTCATACTCAAAGGTCATGGATTCCAAATCTTGCTTCAAGGCAGGATTAATATTGATTTGGGGCTGCCCGACAGGGTATTGCCCTGCGGGATAAAACTGGGTTGGCGGCGGAATAATCAGTTGATTCGCCCCCGTATTTAATGTGGGGACTTGCCCGACAGGCAATGACTGTGGTTGAGGAGCCGGTAATGCGTTATCACCGTGGATCATCCCATTACTCATGTCCGTTAATTGGTCTTGCAATGTCGTTAAATCTTTATCCTGCTGCTCAATTTTGTCGCGATAGGCTTTATTTTCCTGCTCTAGCTTCGCAATCCGCGCATCCACCTGCTTCATCTTCTTATCCACTTGGGATGCCGTTGACTGCAAATCTGCCATCGCAGATTTACCGACATTCTTATCAAAGGTGGAAGAGACTACGCCAGTCATGTTCGGCGCGGATCTGGCTTGTTGTGAAACCGATTTTTTGGGCGCAGGCGGTAAGCTCATGTACCACGCGGCCGCACCGACACCCGATAAACCCAGCGCGAGTAACACAAAAATCACTGTCTGTTTGCGTTTTGCTTTCACATTAATGTTGGCCATTATCCACCTCATTACTCACCGTCAACCAGACAGTCGCCGTCGCCCCCGCCAAGACGGTTTCACTGTAAGGGTAAATCACCACAGAACGAACACCGGATTGATTGAATAAACGCTCTGACAGGGGTTTTGCCACAGAACTGGTATTACGTACATGCAACTGATACACCCGCAAACCGCCCCCATTCCACATGGTATCGGCTGAAACGGCATACCCTGACGGCAACTGAAAGTTAGGCATCGCAATCACGGGCGCCTCAACAAACCCGTTCGGCAGCTCACCATTGAGTAAAGCTTTGTGCAGTTCAATCAGCATTTGAGGGTACGGTAATGAACGCTCCCAGCGTTTCGCTGCGACCTGTGGTGCCGGTTTGTTGGATATCAATTGCAGTACACGACCATCGCGTTTTTTCGGCACCGCCACGACAGAAACGGTTAATCCCCCTGCAGTTCTGACATAAAACGTGAACGGCGTCGTTTGTGCCGTCATTAAGACGACGCCACCATTCGCAATCCCTGCAGTGCCTTTATTATTACCGTTAATAAACATCCCTTGCGCACTATCGATACCCACCACTCTGTCCCCTGGCACCACCAAGAGATTGGGTTCACTGTTACTGAATTCCACTTTGACTTGTGCATCCGGCGACACGGGAATTTTGGTGGGAAGCTGGGCGACAGGTTCAGCACTGGCGGGATGCAAAACACTGCTAATGAACAACGCTAACAGTGTCCCCATCACCTTGTTACGGTTTGTTTTCATCAATGATGTCCTCGAAACTGATGACTTCGGTTATGCCGTTTTGATATTTCACATGCAATCGAACTTTTTTGGACTCGGGCAACGCTTCACGCTTACCAATCCACGTTTTCAGCTCACCGTGAATGTCGACAATGCCATCAACGGGGTAGACTTCCATTTTTGACAGGTAAAATGCGGACGTCACGTTGTTGGCAATCACCTCTTTAGCCTCAAGGACCAAGACATCTTGCATTTCAGGGCGAGACTCTTTACTCACATATCGCAGTAGCGATTGGTGATTGGCTTTCACGGATTCAGGGCTGACGTTGTAACGCAGATAAATCAGTGACTGCGCCACTGACTCAAGGTAGTTCGCATCCGCGTGTGAACGCGTCAAGGTAAAGGGGGTGTCGAAAAACATCGGAATGTATGTTTCTTGTCGACTGTTTAATAAATCATCTAATCGTAGCCACGCAAAAATATTGCCCGTTAAACTCAAGCCCAACATAAAGGTGAGAGAGACAAACAGTAACGAGGTGTATTTTGTGGCGGACTTTGCTGCGCTCAGTTTCATGCAGCCTCCTTCCTTACTTTAAATAGAGTCTGAACGCGGATTCAGGGAGAGTTTTGTAAATGCTTTTAAAACAGTAGGCGGGTAAATACCAATAACAGGCGTTCAGTAACCAGAGACTGCCCCGCCCTTTTTTAAAATACCTCAGTGCATACCAGAGCAACGCGCCAGCCACAAGACCAGCCATTTCTTGTCCTTCATAAAAGCCCCATAACATGGGGCTTATGAGAACGGCGGCTTCATCATTGGGTAAGGGAAGAATACCGCCTTGCTGGGATAATGTCTGAGGAAAAAGGAAACGTTCGGCACGTTCATTTTCCATCATGGCTATCCTTATAATTAGTTGCCCGCTGGCGCGCCACCAATTAAACCAAACACAATTTTAGTCCCCACAATGAAAACCGGGATCAGCAGTAATAACGCAGGGTTCTGAGTTTTCATGAAAGCCAGGAAAATCAAAATCGCTTCGGCGATCATGATGTAATACATCACGGAGGAACCACTACCAAACGTATCCCCTGCGTCCTGTACACCTTCTTTGGCTAAATCAGCCGCTTGCGCGAAACCACGTGCAGCCATCCATAACACTAAGGGTGCAGCCACATATTTATAGAGGGATTTTGCCGCTTTCGTATTTAAGGCGCTCCATGCACGCGAGAAGATCCCCTTGCGCTTGGTTACCGGTGAATCAATAGCAATTTGACTCATAGTCTTTCCTTTTTAATAAAATAAATGCCAATGGTGACGTAAATAAATAATTATCTACCTTAATAAGAGCTTATTAGCTCGCTTTATTCCCTACTTAATTAATGTGTAAATAACACGTATAAAAAGTAAGAAATAAAACGCGGTAATATTCCCTGGCTTTGAGTAAAGCTACCGCCCCGAGTTTGCACTGCCGTTATTTAGGCAAAGCGATCCCGTTGCTGTGTGTAATCAACAAAAAAATAAACGTTATGTTATTATTGAGAAACTAAATCCCAGTAACTTTCATTAATAACTTCAATGTTTTTTAAGCTATGAATAACTCTTATTTTTAATTCTTCTTTTTTACTTCTTCCTGATTTTCTTGCCGCTGCAACAAGCAATTCAATTGACTTGTCGCTTATAACAATTGTGATGCGTTTATGATTAAGGTTGTCATTTAGCATAATAGCCTTCCAATTAACTAGAGCTAGACAATACAACAAAAATCAATACATCAGGGAGACAACTGTCTCCAAATTAGCAGTCTCAGTGTGACATACGTCACATAAAAAGCATACTTACAGAATTAAAATCTGACAAAACAAAAAAAATAAGAAATTACACCACCACATATCTAAAATAAGATTTTTTTATCTAAACAAAGATGTTCATTGATTACATCTATAATTTTTTGATTAATAAATGAAGACCAGTTGAATCTATAAGAGATAGCCATGAGATTTTTTTTATTAGATATCCCAGTTCTGTCGTAAAAACTGTATATGTGCATTTCAATAATTTTTTTAGTCATATTTAAATATCCACACATCCATCTAACAGATTTTCCTAGGATAAAAAACCAAATTATCATCCATTCCTCTTCACTACTTGCTAAATTAATAGGACTAATAGAATTAAACTCCTCAATTGGAAAGTTTAAATCTTCACTTTCAATTTCATTAAAATTTAAAGTACGCAGAAGATCCTCTCTAATATTTAGGTTACTATATAGCGACCACTTGGATACTAAACAGTCATTACCATTCAAATTTTGAATTAAAGTATTTATGAAAAATAATTTCTTTTCTTTTTCAGATATTGAATATGCGAATAAAAAACTTTTAGGTTTTTTACTTTTTATAATTAGTGCATCTACATTATGAATTAGATCTAACTTTTTGTAATGATTATATGATTGAAAACTATCAATAATAGGAAGGTTTAGAAGTGAAAAGAAGGAGTTTTCACAATACTCATAAGAGTTATGTGTGTTTTTAATATACAAAAAGCTTGAGTTTCGGCTATCTTGCGGGTTCAAGGAAAAAAGATCTTGAGATTTTAAGCCATAAGAAATAGCATTAGCAGTAGGCATGTAACCACCCTCTAAAGTGTTGGTTATGTGTTTAGCTCAGTAAAGGAGTTGTCGCTCCTTTGCTGAGTGATTTTAAATACATCAAATAATTACAAATATATCATATTAACATTTATTTAATCAATGAAATAATTATATTTTATTGGATCTGTTACTGCTTAAATTACTTACTATAGGATAGTACTACACCCTACTGTAAGTATTATGTCTTATATCCCCCTATAATTATTCATCTCATTTAGTCACTCTCAGGGAAATATTCATCCAATATGGACTGAGTTCTATTTTTAAACTCGTCGATATACTCTCTATAATTGTAACGGTTATCTTCTTTTATTTCATTTAAATCAAACATCATTTTGAATAAAACTTGTATACATTGGCGTGATTTAGTGACTTCTTCTAATAGTTGCTTTTTATATCGTTCCTCTAAAGATAATCCGTCATCCCCTTCTTTGTCTTTTTCTAAATTTTCAACAACCCTCAATCCGATGTCCAGTAATTCAGATCCAACACTGGAAATGTTTGCATCAGCACCATCGGCTTTTCGTTTGTCTACCAAATTACGAATGCCATCTAATGTTTTTTGCTTCATATATATATGTTGACGAGGCATACTTTTATTTCCTTTGTTCCTAATAGCCGCTAATTGTGGGCTGCGATGAAGTTTTACACAGACCACTTATAGCCCATCAATCTAATTAATAAAAAATAAATAACCTATAAACAGCATATTACAATAGCCCACCATTAGACCACTGCATTTTAAGTTAAATTATATTTATTTGATATAATTCACAAAACACACAACATGCATCCCTTTAGCCCATTTATAGACGCTATCATTGGGCTAATAATGGGCTTTACACTGAAATTTTTAAAATTCCACCTATTTGTTTTCAATTAACACTTTGATTTAACGATAAATTCTTGCAAAATGAAATTTTGCGTAGTGTGTGAATTCTTTCTTTCAGAGGAGCGTATTTATTGCTCCTCATTTCTTTTGGCTCGCATTAAAATAGTGCTTTATTTTTTAATTAAAATGGGCGATTCTGAATTAAGAAAATTTATTATTTAATGGGGTTAATTATGCGAATGTTCTTTATTCTCATTGCGTTATTTTTTTCGCCTTTTTCATTTTCGATTGATTGATATGATAAAGCAGGAAGTGATTATCAAATTGATCCTGATTTATTATGTGCGGTTGCCTTTCGTGAAAGTTCATTTCAACCCAATGCAATTAATCAAGCGTCACCCACACGATACGCGATTGGCTTAATGCAAATTCATTCACAAAACTTTTACGAATTAGCACAGTATGGCATTACAGAAAATCATCTAAGAAAAGATCCCTGTATGAATATTTACACGGGCGCATTTTATCTCGCGAAGTTTATTCGTATACAAGGAGATATCTAGAAAGGAGTTGGCGCTTATAATGCAAGATTAAAAAAATCGGAGCTTCAAGAACAGAGAAGAAATCAATACGCGCTTGAGGTCTATCACATTTATCTTAACATAAAAAAAATAACTAAACTCAATCCTTTTACTTTATATTTTTAACGCTATAATCAACTTTGATATTAAGTAATGCATGTGGTTTAGTATTGAAATGAGAAACGCGCCTTTAGGTGCGTTTTCTTTAATAACTTGTTTTTCTTAGTACGCGATTGATTTCTCCACCTATCCCATCATTTCCAATAATTTGTTCGCGTCCAATTTTGTATAACTTTCCTTGGTGATAATTTTCAACCGTCATTATCTCAGTATCAAACTCATAAGACTAGCCTTGTTTTTCAATCAGTGATTTGATTGCCAGTGATATTATTTCATCACTGTAATGACGTTTTGTAAAAACATAATCGGCACCACCATAAACCATGTTAAAAGGTGATGTCTCACTATAATGACAATCGGTATAACTATCAAAACGCGATGTTTCGTATTTATTGATAATTGATTCGACTTCATCAACTGTTGGACCATCTGTCAATGAAACATGATAAGTACTGTAATATTGTTTACGAACTGAAAATTTTGTTTTTGGAAAATGTTTTTTTAACTCACTGCGGATATTTTTACCGACTATTTTTGTTCTATTATCTGTATTAGCGTTTATCTGCGTTAAGTGGGAAAAATAGCAATTGTTTTTTTGAAACTCGACACCTTGATTAAATTCGTGTTGCTTTTGTTTTTCTTCGGCTTTTTCTGCTTGTTCATGCGCTTCCACTTTTTCAATTAATGATTTAATCGTTTCTTGATCAACCGTTTCATCTTTAATTGGCCATTGTACGCCATGCAAAATATTTTCTGGCAAACGATTTGTTCTATCCCCATTAAAGAATACGATATCAAATTCCGCATTCCCCCCTGTGACCATAACATTATACATATTCTTTATACTTTCTGGTTTTTGCTCGCCATGAATATTGACAATAACCCCCTTGCCGAGATTATATAAATTAGTGTGAACCACTTAACCAACCGATAATAATGTTTGCTGTTCCATATTTTTTCTCTCTTTAATTAATGAAGTTTGATTAAGCGCAAGCCCGAGACTTGCGCAGGATTTGATTAATCAATCGCATTCAATATCTTGATTTGTGATTCAGGGGGTAATGTGAAAATAAAATCCCGTAATTGGTGAAAATAGGCAGAAATACGCTCACAATCTTTGGTATGTCCTTTTTCATCTGTCACAAATGAAAAATGGCTTAACATCATTAAAGTGACAATTATTCCCGCTTCTTGGGCGCTAGCATCGTCCATAAATCCATTTGGTGAGGTGATCATATAACCTTTTGTCGGTTGCAGAAAAAAACTGCCATTCGACAATGTATAAAAATCCCAATATCCGCCGTTATAAGCAATTGCATTTCGATCCATCCAGTTATATATGGCATTTTCAAATGCAATACAGTAACGACCTAGTTTTGAGGGCAAAAACTTTAAACGGACTTGTTCGTTCTTCACTTCAATAGCGGTGATTACAATTTCATCTTTTCCATTTCTTTCGTTAGATTCTTGAGCTGCAAGGTGTTGTTGTTGAGTCATTTTAGTGCCTCCTTTGGGTTAATGATTTCTTTCGTTGAGTTCCTTCGCTGCAAAGGGCGGTCATAGACGAAATAAGGAAGGAAGCAAGGGCGGAGGCAAAATTGTTGGAAAGCGCAGCGGCAAGAATTTTGCTGGAGTTCACTTTACCCTTGCAGGATGACGACTTGAGGCTATGTTTAAGCCCGAGCGAAGGGACACGGCGAAAGGTTAACAACACAGTGGTTGAAAATGACGCAACCCGACTTGCGGCGAGAGAATCGAACCTCAAGGCGTCCTTTGAGCTTAACAACGTTAAGCGGTTTAACAGGGGCTGCTCCCGCAGGGGAGCTTGCATCCCTGTCCTTTGCGCCGCGCGTCAGCGCAAAAAAGCGCAGGGGTTGGCGTTGTCGGATTGAGCCTGGCTCGATGCCAGGATTAAGCCGATGCGCAAAAAAGGGGAATAAATCCCCCTGAAAATACAGTGAATTAGGCTGTTAGAAAGGTTTTAAAGCGGAATGAATTTAACATCAACATCGGGGTATACAGCGTTTGACGAACATCCAGCGTTAAACTGTTGCCAATATTCACAATGGCAGGAATGCCCAATAATGCCAGTTGGACGTAGCACATTCGGGCGGCAACCTCATCAATATCGGTACACACTGCAATCATTTGTGTTTGTGGGTTATAGCCTTGATTTAGAATGCTATTAGCACACGCGATTAATCATTCCACCTGCGCCACAGGTAGGCTCACACACTCTGATATAGCCGTTTTTCTCAATTATTGCACCACAATTACCAATAGTAATATCACTCATCAGCTGGCTAACGTGAAATGGCGAAAAAAATTGCCCCCATGCCCCTTCGCCTAGTTCTAATGCCATAAACACCGCCCCTAAAAAATCGGTGGCTTGCTGTTCCAAGGCATTAACACAGATTGCAAGTAATTTGGCGAATAACTCTAAATCGGCGCTTTCATAACGCGCAATCACGTTAAAATAAGTTTGTTCCAATTCAGGGCACTGTTTCACACTGTTTTCTAAAGCTATTGCGGAAACGTGAATAAAATCCCGAAACACGTCTAAACGACTATGATAACGTGCGGTTTGATTAAAAAGTTGAATAAACGCCTGATGAAAGTCACGGTTTGACTTGGAGTTTACCGTGGTTAGGTTGACTTTTTCGCCTGTTTTTTCGGTCTTTGTGTATCCCTTACTGAGTGACTCTATCATGACAGGCAATTCTATTTTCGCGGATTGACTTAAATCCCCATCAAAAAAATTCAATTGTGACATCTCGACACTCCAAAACTGCCCCTAAAAAGGGGCAGTGAGTTAACTTAAATCCACGATTTACGCAGTTCTAAACAGCGCAACAGCTGCCCCAAACAATGGTTATTCATTGCAGGGATGCGAACGGGCTGTTTGCGTTTAAGTTGTTTGTCGATATGTCGCGCCATCGCCCGATAGGTAGGCTCAATATCACTAATCGCGATATCGTGCCGCACGACACGACGTTTTGACACGACGGGCATTTGGGACTTTACAGGGTTGGCAGCGTATGCCATGATGTTTGCATTCATTGGAGTTTCTCCTTTGAGTTAATGATTAGCCTTGATTCCCTTCGCAAAAGTTCATCAAGGCTCGGATTAAGCAGGCGAAAGCCTGCTTTTTTCATTGTTGCGCCAGTACTCCAGCACAACGCACACGCGAAATAATTTGCGCGTGAGATAACGTTGCCACATCCCGAAACGGGAAATAACGCCCGCTCACTTTGACAAGAATGTCCGTCACGTTCCCCAACACCATTTCTTGCAATTTAAAGGACTCTGTATTGTTATTGCCTTGCCAATCCAACGGGGGCATAACCGATAACGCATCCATAAATTGCGCTAAGGTGATTTCTTTTGGGGCAGTTTTGGCGGCTTGTTCGCGTCCGATCCAATACATCATTTCCGCGCTTTGGGTTTCGTGATTGAATCAATATCGAATAAACTCGATATTGAATAGCGCGTTAAGGTGTCGCGCTATTCAATAGGTCGCTTTAACGGTATTGGCGAAGCGCTCTTTTAAATGGCTTAATGTGGTTTGCGCTAACTAATTCGCGGTAAGTTAAATCAAAATGTGTAGCTTCATCCGTTAAGATGTAGCGATAACGCGTGTTCATTTTTTCAGTGAATCTCGATTTTTTTAGAAACGTGAAAAACGCGTTAATTGAGTCAAAGTGATAAACCTCATGCGCATCCCCTGTTGCATCTTTCTTATGGGTTTCTGAAAATAAAACTTGATAATTCATGTTGAGGCTCCTTGTTTTTGGCTTTCAACTCATCTTTCTGAAGATTCAGGAGCGACGGTGTTGACGTTCTCCGAAAGCATCCTGGTTTACCTGCGAGTTTTAAATCATCTCTCTGTGAGTTCTTTCGCGGCAAGGGCGATGGAGCAAACAAAGGAAAGGTTTTGCAAGGGCGCAACGCGGCGGAGCTAACCCTTGCAAGTTCTTGAATTTGGGGGCGAAATACACGGTCTAGCGGAAGTACTTACAGAGAGATAAAAACCTGTAGATAAGGATGAATTCGGCCGACACACAACGCGTGGCGTCCTTAACGGCCGTGCGAAGCACGAAATGCCGTGCTGTTAGGTTTCGCTTGCTATCCGAAGGACAGAGACGCGTGCGGCTCTGCGGAAACCCATTCGTTTTACGAATGGCGTTGGAGTGTAGGCGACAGCTCGACGAAATCGAGCTGCCGTAGGAACCCATAAGAGATTACTTCATTTTTTTGATGAATGAGCTTCAATTCAAACTTTTGATTAAAAATCTGTATCTCATTGTTTTACGAATAAAAACCCACTGTACTTAATCACCACCTCAATGAAACCACATTATTTTTATATCAAAATCCACTATTTTCACACTTAGCGACTCACTTGGGATCCCCCGTATTCAAGAGATCAAGGGCTGGTCGGGGTTACCCGAACAGCCCTTGACTCTTCTTACTCTTCAATGACTTTTAACGCTCGATGACACAGTTCAATATGGACGTTTTCAAACTCACTCTACCCATCTTAAAAGATCACAAGACATGTGGCTAAAAATGCCCCGTGACTATCCTGACTGACGGGATAGTAATAGGTCTCATACCCTTCTCTGGACACCGATTTGTAATAACCTACGTTGATATCTTCACAGGCTAACCACGTGACGCGGCCACTCTCGGCGATTTCATTCGCTGCAATCGCCGAATTAATGGCGGTTTCTTTCGTGTGCTTACCCCGCATCATTAACACCAAACTATCTTCAGTTTCGAGTAACATCACATTCCATTCATTCATCGTCAACGCCCTTTAAACGGATTAATTTATTGGGGATCGTATAATCATCCAGTAATTGCTCACCGTATGATCGGGTATCGATATCCTCATTGAAATCCAAGAGCGCCGACCACAATGGGGCAAAATCAAGGTATTTTCGCAAGTTTAAATTGTTAAACCGCGTCGTCCAATTTACAAGCAATTCAATCAAATCATACTCTTCAATCCCATCATGATTAAACCGGTTGTACCACGATTTAAACTCACTGGGCGTAATGAAGGCTAACTCAATTTCGGCTTGGGCTAGTCGATTTTGATACTGTTGTTCTGCTTTAATCTGTTCTTTTTGTCGAGCGCGGCTCACAACTTGTACTTGAGACTGAATTTTTCGTCCCTGCCGTTCACGGTCGCGGTAATCCAGCTCAGGAAAAAAATCACGGACATGATGATCACACAACGGCAATGGACAAATATACTCACGGGACTGAATAAAGGTATCGAGAGCCGAAAGATAGCGGTTTTTAGACGGCATTTCACGTCTATCTTCAAAGGCTAACACCAACGTAGAGTGCAAATCTTTTGCGGTTATTGACCCTTTATTCCCCGTGAAAAATCGAATGAGCGCACACGCATAAGGATACCGTTTTTGGTATTGTCCTTTTTGTATTTTATCTTCGACAAAGAGGATGGATTTTGCAGCGGCATATTGTCGGTCATTAAAAGGCACAAAGGCTAAATTGTTTGGAATGGTTGTCATGATACACAGCCCTTTCGGGCAGTGTCTCCCATCTTATTATTGCGCGTTATCGGAATGGTGAGTGTCGGCTTTTACATCGAGAAAACAGCTAGGCAACCAATGTGTGTCTTTGAGGGTTCTTTCAGCTAATTCCGCAGCATTCCCTTTCTTCATTTTGACGGCTTAAAGGGCTTTATCTGATGCGCCTGCCTCTGCTAAACAATCACTGATTTGGTCTTTACTGATACGCCCAAAGAAGTTGGCTTTGGTTGGTTGCCACCACTGGCGAAAATCGAAGGCAATCACCTGTTCAATTAGGCGCAGAGCTTTGGCTAACGTGTTATCGTGCGGAGCATGATGGTTCACTTCACTTAGGGTTTGCGCGGAACAAAACGCCAGTAATGCGACTAAATCCGCTTGTTCCCATGACAACAACCATGAGAAATCAGCTTGCCACCCATCGGGGAGACGGGCAGACCATGACTCAAATTGCGTATTGAGTAATTGCAATGCTTCACTGTTTTGGGCGATCGGGGCATTTTTGAGTAACTCCTCCTGAGAGAGCGAGAATTTAATGTTAAATGCAGTTTTGGCATACGATGAACCAAACACCTGAACACACGCATCGTGAACCAAAATCGCCAGTGCCACGTTCGGGTGTTGTGTTAGTGCCGCTTGAACCGCTAATGTGCGCTCTGAGGACAGGCTTTTGCACAAGGCTGCACTATAGTCAGAAACAGTTTCTACCGCAGTTGTTGACTGCTCACTCAGATTTTCGTCAGTGCTTTCATCTTCAATGCTTTGCGCTTCCTGATACTCTAGGTCAATCACCCCACGAACCACACACGGCTCACCGTCACGGTCGAGGTAGACCACTATTCCTTTAGTTGCCTTTTCATCCTCCAACCAAGCTAAAATCGCACTACGGTCATCACTGTCCTCCACCAAACTTTCGTACTGAGATGTACAATCGTCCAATTGTTCTTCTAACTGACGTTGTTTTTCACTATCCGTTTCTTGGTTGGCGAGTTGTTCCAATGAATTCACTTGTGCATTGAATTCATCTAATTGAACCTGTCATGTCGGAATGAAATCTTTGTTGCAGCTGCGGCTTAATGTAAATTTATGACTTTCTTCACTGTAGAAATTAGGGCGTTCTAGACGTGCTAAGCTCCATTTCCAACCCTCAATATCCGCTAACAGTTCCGCACAGACAGTGAGTTTATCGAGTGCCAATTTTTCTAATAATGGGGCATTTTCTATAAATCCTGCGTAGGTAAAGAGGTCAATTTCAAGCGTTCCCCCTGCCTGCTCGTAAGAGTCCAACCCCACAAACTTCACCAGTCGATTATTTTCGACAGGGGTTTTGGTTTCTTCGACCGCCTCACGTAAATAACGCGGCTCTTTTTTCCAACCCATGGCATTGTTCCATACCATAACTTGGCGTTCATGATCTGTGGTGCCTGTTAAGGCTTGCAGTTGGTCAAGGGTAATATTGTCCGCATCCAATTCGGCTAACAGCTCGGGCGCCATATTTGCCAAACGCAGACATTTTTTAACATGGTGGGTACTAAAGCCTAATAAGTCACCGATTTCAGATGCATTTTTGCCTGTTTTTTGCAGTTCAATAAAAGCATGAAGTTGGTCGGCAGGATGCATGGCTTCGCGCTGGCTGTTTTCCGTCAAGGAAATAATTAGCGCATCGGATTCAGGCACAATTTTGACAGGCACTGGAAAACTCGACGCTAAATGCCCTTTTACCACCAAGTGTTGTAACGCCAGTAAACGACGTTGACCCGCTGCAACCCCGTAGACGTCATTGTCCATCGAGTAAACCACCAAGTTTTGCAATACCCCAACTGCTTGAATACTGTCTGCCAGTTCTGACAAGGCTTTTTCATCGATTAGGCGTTTACGGACATTGAGTTCACTTTGCACTAAGCCCGATAACGGCAACACATGCGCTTCCATGCTGTCTAACGCCTGATAAATCGCGTCGGTCTGAGCCGATTTTGTGCCTTTCTTTACTTTACGTTGTTTTGGGTTAATGATAGTTTCTAATGTAGACATAATTGATACCTCTAGTTGTTTCTTGTGTCTAAGCTAAGGGAGGCACAACAACTCCCTTAGCCCCTAAGAAGCCTGAATCAGTTCAGGACGCAGATAGAACAGGTTGTTTAAGTTGTCACTAAAACCAATCGGATAGCCCCCTTTCATAAAAATACTGTTGGAATCGAACGCATCACTGTGCAACGTGATTTCTTCGTCGTATAACTCCGGTGCAATATCCCCCTCGAACAAATCCAATAACCGTGTTAATGGCGCAATGTAATGCAACAAATCCGCTTTCTGGTCATTTGTCAGTAGGTTTTTACCCCCTCTTTCGTTAGATTCTGGAGCTGCAAGGTGTTGATGTGATGACATTTTTGAGTCCTCCTCGGTGTTAATGATTTCTTTCGTTGAGTTCCTCCGCTGCAAAGGCCGCACGGAGACGAGACAAGGAAGGAAGCAAGGGCGGAGACAAAATTGTTGGTAAGCAACGCGGCAAGAATTTTGGTGGAGTGCACTTAACCCTTGCTGGATGACGACTTGAGGCTATGTTCTAAGCCAAGCGGTGGAGCACAACGAACGATTAACAACACAGACGGTGAAGATGGCAGCACCCGACTTGCGGCGCGTTCAGCAAACACACACATCGATTGGCGAACTAACTCGTAATCCACCACTTTATGACCAAGAGAACGTAAGCAAATAATTTGGACATGTAACATCTTCGCAATAGGACATGCCGTACTTGCCTGAGGAGGGAGGGAGCAGCCTGTTGAAGCAGGAAACCATCGAGGCGAATCAGACTGAAGTCTCAACCTTGTAAGAATCGACTTCCTTTAGGGGGAGGATATCAAAAAAGTTATACCATATCCCTTGCTATTACAGACCTTTCAAAAAATTTCCTATTCCCCATAAAAACAACCCCCTTGTTCGCCAAGATATCACAGGCAAATAACCAAGCGTAAAACTTTATTTTGTGCATTAAAACAAAAAATTTACTTGTTATACGCTCAATTCACATTAATAATATAAAAAAATAAACACGGGGTAAACAATGTCAATTTTAGATCAAATATTAATAATTGGTCAGCGGATGAAAGCTGAACAAATTTCACTAAAAGAATCTATCGCTGAAGTAAATACGATTAAAGTTACTGATGAACAAGTAGATGGTCTGGACCGGCTTATATATAACCACTGTTTAAACAAAACAGCTTTGGCTGATTTTTTTGGAAAATCCCGCAATACATTCTCAAAGATTGTGACTGAAATGCAGGCTAAAAAAATCATTGGCGAACCTATTTTTCAAAATAAAAACCATCTTTATACTCGATTCGACGTTCAAGTGATCATGGAAGAACTGGGTGCTCATCGTTACTCAGATATGTATAAGCCAAGAGCCATCGTCATAGAAAACCATAAAGGTGGAACAGGCAAAAGTACAACTACAGCAACAATTGCAACAGCGGCTGCATTAGATCTACACCTAAACGCCCGCTGCTGCATCGTAGACTTAGACCCTCAAGGATCAATCGGAAATAATCTTATCCGAACGACTAATGATGACGATATTTATCTGACAATTACGGATGTTTTGCTAGCTGAATACGAACCTGATGGTGATTATTCTCAATATATAGCCGCAGGTTATTCTGAGGCAGATATCATCGCCAATATTCCATTCAGTACACATCTTCCGAATATGGATGTTATTACAGCATTTCCCACAGATGATAGATTCACTGACCTATACTGGCGTTTAAGCAAAGATGAACGAAATAAGCTTCTCACTCGTTTTAGAGATATTGTCGTTCCTGTTCTAAAAGAGCATTATGATCTTATCTTTATCGACACCCCCCCACAAGACTCGCCAATCATATGGTCAACAAATGAAGCTGCTGATGCACTACTAGTGCCAATAACGCCGCGTGAGTATGACTTTGCTTCCACAACAAATTATATGCTAACGATTGGTGCACGTTTACAGCAGCTGCCATCTAGGGGAGAAAATATCAAATGGATGAAGGTACTAGCTGTTAATGTCGATGACAAAAGCCAGCATGAAGTTCGAACATTAAACAAGCTTGTACGTACCGTACAAGACAAATTCATGACAACTAATATAAAACATTCAGAGGCTTTTGTTGCTGCAGCGGAAAGGGGCAGGACAGTCTTAGATATCAAAAAATCAGAGGATTTATGTCCTGCAAAACAGTTCGATATAGCTGAAATGTCAGTAAATTCCGTATATCAACAATTTATAAATGAAATCAAAAGTTTCTCAGCAAAAAGTGAGTAATCCACATGGCTGATGTAGAAAGAAGTACAAACAAAGATATGTATTTAGAAAATTCGAAAAAAACACGTTTTGAGCAGAGAAATGGACTCCCTTCTTTAAAAGGGGAAAATATCACCAAAAGAGCCTTTACACTGAAAGACGGGCGTAAAGTTGATGCTGAACACATCATAGTCGCAGGGGATAAAATCTCTGAACAAACTGTTGTTCATTCTCTTAATCCACGTAACCAGGAAGCATTGGATGAGAACTCCATGGGCGATATTCTGGAACAAATAAAACAACGGGGAGTGGATACTGAAGGTATTGCTGTCAGAAAGAATGGTATTTACCACTTAATTGAAGGAAGTCGACGTCGCTATTGCTGCATAAAATTATCTACCGAGCTGCCATTATGGGTTTTACCAAACGACATATCCAATGAAGATATTTTCTCTATCATTAGTGCTGCGCAGAGTTCTCGAAAGCTATCTTACCGCGAGGTAGGTATACAGTATCAAAAGCTAATGGAGGATAATAACTTCACAACTAATGAACAATTAGCCCAATATATTGGTATAAGTACTGAGTCAGTTCGTAAACGCATTCAGGCAGCATTAATTGATGTGCGTCTAATTAATTTATTTCCTGACTGCGAAGGAATTCCCAATACATTCTATGCCCGTCTTTCTAAACTCCAAAGTAATGCAAATAAAGAGGGCATAGATTTAGCAGCGCTATGCAAAGAGGTTAAAGATAATCGTAAAGGCTTAGTAATCGACAATATCCAGGAAACACAAAAAAATATATTAGACGATTTATCAACTATTTTAGAGTTGATGACAGACAAAACTAAACCCACATCAGCATGGAAAACCTCTGATATTGTCGCATTCAATAATAAGGATCAATATGCCCGTATTAGCTACAGTGGAAACGGTAGAAAAGTGCGTTTTGAATTTAATAGGCTTAATCAAACCGTTATTCAAGAGCTTGAACGCTTGATAAAGCTAAAGCTGTCTAAAATGGTTCAAGAAAAAAGTAAAGAATAAACAGAATAATGTGGCTACGTCTTGCCGTAAATGGCGAGGCGTTCCCTTTACTGAGGTAACATGCCGCAAAATAGCATATCGAAACCAACCGTATTTCGCCAAAACAACCAAGAAAATAAAACCAATATAAACAATGTATTATGATTTTATTTTCATTTTCCCGTAATAAAACAACCCCCTTGTTCGTCAAAAACCACAAAGTATTTACTTTATCCAACACGCAATTAAACTTTGCATTCAAGTAGAGGATATTAGGTATTATAGTCAAGCTGGCTAGTGATAACTTATCAATACGGTGTAACCGTATGACACATTCTCGAATCGCACTCGGTTTTATCGATGAATCGAATAATAAATACTGTTGCCCCCTCGTATAGTTAAACTACACACCAAAAATTGAATTCTAATAGTTTTGCAAATGACCATTTCTTCATCTCATTTTCATTCTATGAATGATCTAGTTTTAACTCATAAAATTGTCAAAAAGTAGCAATCTAAGGTAATGATTTTGAAAATCATGTATATTTTTACTTAAATTTCATTTATCTCCTGAAAAAGAAAAATGAAATTTAAAAAATAAAAGATCACTCTCTCACATACTGATAAAAACACAAAAATCTTGATAACAATGTGTATCCCATACTAGTTATACATTAATACTAAAATAGAATATTACACATTCTCTCAATCACACGGAGAGTAAAGAAGCACATAATTTCCTTTTAATAAAAACCAAACTTTAATTGATATATAAAGTTATATATCACCCCGAATGGGTACATGAACATTTCTTGAAAGAAAAAAGAAAACAAAAATAAGATAATAGGTGACAATTTATTTATATAGGTTTTTTAAATATGAAAATTCCACAATTATGTAGCTCTTTAATAAGCTCTCTCCGGAGTAACTCTGTTAATTTAAACAGAGCTCAAACTACAACTACAACTACAACTACAACTACAACTAGGATTTCTCTCTTATTACTCTCGGTACGAAATGTTAATACACCAGCCCCGGAGAGACCATCATCCTCATCATTACCGAATTCTACTGGAGGGGCACAAAGCTCGCAGATACCACCTGCACCACCATTACCAAATTCTACTGGAGGGGCACAAAGCTCGCAGATACCACCTGCACCACCATTGCCAAATTCTACTGGAGGGGCACAAAGCTCGCAGATACCACCTGCGCCACCATTACCGAATTCTACTGGAGGGGCACAAAGCTCGCAGATACCACCTGCGCCACCATTACCGAATTCTACTGGAGGGGCACAAAGCTCGCAGATACCAGCTGCACCACCATTGCCAAATTCTACTGGAGGAGCACAAAGCTCGCAGATACAATCTACTCCGCCGTTATCTAATCCTGAGTGTAAAACACAACCCTTACTTACAGGAACTTTATTTAATAACCTACAGCGTGTATCGGGAAAAAATGATGGCACCAATAATTCCCCCTCATATCTGGATGAGTTGAAAAGTGTTTTGGAAAAAAGAAATAGCTCAGTTGATGCAACGGATACGTCGACACCAAGAAACGCCGATATATCGACTCCAGCATCACCAGTGCAGCCTAATAGACCTGGACATGGCAATCTCACGCCCTCATATCTGGATGAGTTAAAAAGTGTTTTGGAGAAA